TCAATTAGGTGATGTTTTGTAGGCGTCAAGGTTGCGTTGCGGAATGCCGTGAGGGCCGGTAGGGCTTTTGCGTTCTTTGTACGGGCGGAATTCCGGGTTTGCTTTGAGCCATGCCAGGGCGTCTTTAATCAGGATGCGGCCGCCTGGGAACGGGCAGCCCCATTTTTTCATTGCGGAGGTGAAAGCCATGGTAACTCCAAGCGCGGCGGCAAGCTGGGTCTGGTTAAGCAGTCGCGGGGAGTTGCTCGGCAAGTTGCGGAGTTCTTCTTTTTCTTTTTGGGTCATTGGTGTGTGGGTGGTTAGAGGTGGATGATATAAGGGGTGATGGCCGTGGAGGGGAGGCCGTGGCGTTTGATGTGTTCGGCGTAGGGTGATGTTGGGATGTGGTGGCGGCAAAAGGTTCCGGAAGTCCGGTGGGTTTGCAAGTAACAGGTTTCCCCGTCCTTCCCGGTGCGGCGGCTGATGATGCAGGCTCCTAAATTGAGGGGGGTGGCCGTTACTGTAGTGTCGGTAATGTCCGCATCGGCGGCATTGATTTTGTAGTCAATTTCCTGTTCCGGTGCCCATAGCTGGCAGTTTCCGCAGCATTGGCAGGAGGTGAAGTTGTCTTCAATGTAACTTGTTTCTATTTTGTAAACATACATAATTTTTTAATTCATAATGTTTTAAGTGTTTTTTTGAAGATGGCGCCGTTTTGGCGTTTTTTAAGGGTGTAGTTTATGATAACTTTTTTATATTTAATAATTTATCTAATGGCGCCGTTTTTGAGAGTATTTTATAACTATTTGACCGAACATTTTTATAATGATCCAAAAAAGTCTTTGCTCCAGCGTCCTTGGCAGAATGTGAGGAGGGATGTGTGTTGGCCGTTGTGTTTGGTAATGCTTCCGCCTATGCACAGCCACGTTTTTCCTTCGGGTAAGGAGGGAAGAGCTGGGATGGTTGACAATTTGAGAATGTGCTCTTGAATGTTGAGTGCTTCGGGGAAGGATATAGTATATATCTTATTAGCGGAGATGTTTGTTTTCGGTTTCATCATTTCCCCTCCTTTCTCGGTTCCCAGTTGACAGGATCAGCCCATTGAGAACATTCCGCGCAGGGGGAATTTGATTCAGGTAATTTGAAGTGCAGACAGTTATTGCAATATCTGTCTTCCATTGGCACCCATGCCCTGCATGCCGCCCGCTTCTGCCAAGCGTCCCTAATGGCTTCTTCAACGCCGTACATTATCCGGGGGGCTCCGTGGTAATCGCTGCATTCCCCGGAGCCTTCCGTGAAACGCATGAGGCTTTTCCGCTCTTTCAGGATGCCGCGGGCTTCTCCATAGGCCAGGATCGCTTTCTGTTCAGGCGTCAACTTCATTTTTCCCGTCTTTTCCGGTTGAGTATTTTTCTTTTAATTTCCTTCCAGTTGTTGCCGATGGAGCCGGTGCATATCTCCTTGACTATGGAGCCGTCATACATTGCTTCAATGTGCATGGCGTCAATTTTCAAGTGGGCTTTCCATACGTTAAGGCCGTATTTCCTTCTTTTGGCTGGAGCTTTCATTCAAAAAGGTATTTCTGAATCTTCTTCGGTTAGTACTGCTGCATCCCTGATTTTCGTCCAAAGGTTCAACTGCTTTTGTTTTAATTTGTATTGTTCCTTAACGATATTTTTGTATTCCTGAATCAAAGGGCTTTGCTCTTCTTCCGGGGTAAGAAAGAAAACGATTTGGGGGGCGTCTTTGTTTCCGTCCGCGCGGCCGTCATAGCGGAATCTTTCTTCCGCGAGATACGGAAAGCCTATAGGACGAACTACAAAGTGATGTGTCTGGCGGCGATGCACAACACCAAAGGTCCATAATCCACATTCTTTTAATGAGTTGTCGAATAGAAAAAAACGGACGATTATTCCGTCTGTAATATTGCTAAATAATTTTTGTTTATTCATAGTGATATTTGATTAAGCGGTTTTCTGGTTGAGGGTGTATTGATTCTTCAGGGCATTGTGCAGGGACAGAGCCATTTCATAGGCCATGTGGACTTCTACGGCGTTCCCTATGAATTTCCTTTGCTGGGTTTGCGTGCCGCAAAGTTTGTAATCTTCAGGGAATCCCATGACGCGGAGGCATTCACGGATGGAGAGCGGGCGCATGCAAATATCCGCAATGCCCCTTTCCCGCATGGCCCGTTTGAGGGTCAGCATGGCTTCCGTGTCTCCTGGGGCGTCCTGGCTGTAATTGGGGCATCCGGTGTAACGGCATGTGTCCAGGTAAAAATAATCCCTTGTGAGCAGGGTTTTCATGGGCTTGTCCAGCGGGTACACAAGCCCTTTAACTCCGGGGCGCATCATGGTGCGGATGAAGGATGCCGTGGCGACGGAGTAATGCGAATTGGTCATGATGGCCGGGCTGGGCCGGTTTAATGATGCCGGTTTGCTTTTGCCGAATTGCTGATCCAGAAATTGGCATTGGACAACGCGCGGTTTAGGAACCGTGGTGAGAGCAGGGCATGGAGCTTCCGTTGCGGAGATCTGGCCGCCTCCGGAATAGTAGGAAGCCATGAAGATGGCCGTGACCGGATATTTCTGCTGTTTGGTGCAAAGGGTTCCCACGGGCGCATGAATGGAAGTGGCGTAACCCTGGCCGTAATAGTTATCCATGAATTTTCCGGCCGCAAGATACAGGTTTTTCTGTGTGCAGACGGTAACGCAGGGAGCTTCCAGCGGATGCACATGACCGGGGCCTGACATGTACCGGAAGATGAATTGAGGCCGGGCAAATTTTTTGATTCCTTCCGTCAGGCGGCGCAAGGTGGCATCACAGAGGGGTTTTTTCCGCGTGAAAATGGATTGGCCGAAGTCATCAAGGTCAAGAACGTCCCTGCACGGTTTCCAGTTTTCGCGGGAATGGGTGGGAACCGGCCATGCCAGGGGAAGGCCGTAGCGTCCGAACTGAACAAACAGGCGTTTCCGGGAGGTGTAGGCACCAAAATCCGCAGCGTTAAAGATGCGCCAGTCCCCGGAATATCCCATGTCTAAAATATGGGAAAACCATAACTTAAAGGATTCTCCCTTGCGGGCCTTGTCCGGCACCAGTTTTCCGTCCTTTTCCAGCATGGGGCCCCATTCAAGGAATTCCGTTACGTTTTCAATCTGGATATAGTCCGGTTGCAGGGCTTTAATGTAACGGTAAAGGTGCTCCGCAAGGCTGCGGCTGTCCGGATCGCGCGTCTTGCCGCCTTTCGCGCGGCTGAAATTAGTACATTCACAGGATGCCCATAATACTACTTTAGTATCGGGGTAACGCAGGCGGAGCATGGCAACGCGTGCGGCAATGGGCGAGATGTCCAAGGTTCTGATGTCTTCCGTGTAATGGAGGGCGTCAGGGTGATTGGCCGCGTGGGACGCTATGGCCGTTGCGTCATGGTTGACGCAGGCCACTACCTGCACGCCGGGCACCCGGCTTACTCCGGTAGTGACGCCGCCCGCGCCGCAGAACAGGTCTATATATAAGAGCCGGGGTTGATATGTAGGAAAGGAAGCGGACATGTTTTGATTAAAGGTAGTTGTTTTCTGGAAGCGGGTAGTTGCTGAAAAGGCTGGAAGTTCCGTTTTCCAGATTTTGCTGAAGTTCAGAAAGTTGTTGGTTCAGTTGCTTAATGGTTTCCGTTTTTTGCAGATACTCCTGAATGTCGGGATGATTCATTTCTGCCGGCGTCAACCGGAAAGCGATTTGAACGGCGTCTTTCCCCGGTCCGTTCATTCCGTCGTACCGGATAGTGATGCCTTTTGAATATGAGGGTCTTCCGACGGGATAAACACAAAAAGTGGTTTTAAGGCGATAAGCCACAATACCGAATGACCAGTTATTTCTAGGGCTGTTCCCTCGCATGGGATTTTTCAGGAAGCGAATAAGTTCGCCTGCTTTGATGTCGTCAAATTGGTTTGTCTTTTTCATGGGATTACTCAATTTCTTCAAGAGTGTTTATGGCACTTGTTATGCATTCACAGGCTTCCTGCATGGAGTAAATGGCATTTTCTGATTGCTCTATGCGGTTGAGCATGTTTTCCGGGAGGTTATCTTTATACTCTTCTTCTTCCTCCATGATCGTTTCCTGCTTTTCAAGGAGGTTTTGGAGGTTGTCATGCAGGTCTTCCAACTCTTTGCGGCGTTGTTTATTCATGGTGTGTTTATTGTTAGGTGTGGCGGGAGTGTATAACTCCAAGTTCAACCCTTGTGGGGCTCTTGAAGAGTTGAAGGAGGAACAATAATACCTAAGTAGAGAGTGTCTTTTGTGGCGGCTATCGCATGGACGGTAGCCGCTGTTTTTTTTGTTTGATGAAACATTCTTACGTAAAGCAGGAGCGGCGTTGTTTGTTCAAGTTTGATGATGGGGGAGTGGGTGGTGTGGATGAATCCTTGATTTGAGAGTTTGGATAGATCCTGTTCGTCCAGGCAAATGTATTGAATGGCTTTCCCGGTATAGGGAGCTAAATCAAATTCCGTAAGGCTTGGCGTTTTGATGGAGTGTGTGATGGTGTTCATGTTTTTTTCTTTAATGGTTTGGTTGAGGTCAGGCGGCGGGGCGGTTGAGGGTGGTGGTTTTTGATTTTGAATATTGGTCCAGGGCGTATGAGATGATTCCGTGGACCAGGTCTTTCACCGGGATATGGATGTGTTCAGCAATGCCTTCCAATGCCTGGAAGTCTTCTTCCTTCAGCCGGATGATGAGGTTGGTTTGTAATGATGTCGTAGCCATGGCTTTCTTTTCTCAAAAAGAGAATAATCCGTCAATCATTTTCTCACTTTTTGAGAAAGTAGAAATTTAGGTTTGATTTTTTTTCATCTTTTGAGAACTTGAGCACATGACCGACTTCAGAGACCAACTAAAATCCTTCTTGAGGGAAAAAGGGGAGGATCGTGATTGGCTAGCCGCCCGGATGGGGGTTTCCAAAAAAACAGTTGATAATTGGTTTTCTAAAAAACCGATTCCAGAAAAAAAGCAAAAGTTGCTCCGGGAATTGATGGAGAAAGAGCAACAACCGAAGCAGGTTGAGATCAGTATGGATTTTACGCCGGAACAACTGGAAATGATCCGTCAGGCTGCGGCGTTGAGGGGGGAAACTCCCGGAGAATGGTGTGAGCGGGCGATTAAGGCCTTAACTGCTGTGTCCGTAGCCCTGAATGATTATCACCGGTTAGGCGGGAAGGGAGGATAAAAAAGCCGTGGCTTGGTGAGAGGCGCACCTCCTTTTTTGCTTGACTTTAGCAGCGATTTTTTTTTTTTTTCTGTGAAAACTATGATGCCGCAAGAATATTATGTTGATGAAATGGGGGAGATCACCGGCCCTTATGCGTTGAGAACTCTTCAGCAGTTGGCAATTAAAAACCGCCTTGAAATGATGACTATGGTTTGCCCTGCGGAAAAAATCAATAATCCGGAGTGGGTGACGTTGGAAGAAGCGTTGAGAGATCATGGATTAAGTGCTACCGTGGCTTCCCTGTACCCTCATCCGATTCCGCAGAACAAGGCGCAGTTATCCAGGGTTGTTTATATTTTGCTTGCTTTATTCTTAGGAGGGTTTGGCATCCATAACTATTACGCCGGATATAGCAAACAGGGAAGTTTGCAGCTTGCGGGAACGTTGCTTGGCTGGGCTCTTGCTGTTGTTTTTCCTGTTTTTATTTTGCTTCCTGCTTGCGTCGGTGTTTGGGTGCTGATTGATATTTTCTCTACCGACAAGGACGCACAAGGCGTTGCCTTCAAATGATTATTTATTTTTTTATACTGGAAAAATTTGACAATCTGCTATTGTAAAACTTATCATTGATTCGTTATGCGTGCTTTTACCTTTATCATGTTTTTGTGCCTTCTTTGTTCCTTAAGCGGATATGCCGCCAGAGAAAAGGGTGAGATTATGCTTTTCCCTAAATCTGAAAGAGCGGTAGCAAAATCAGAGAAGAAGTATCTGGAATTTTACCGGAATTTGAATAAGGGGGTGTTAATGTATGAGGTGAAATTCGAAGAGAAAAAGCAATGGATTGAGAGGCCGGCTTCAGAGATGGGGAAGTTGGGAGAAAGAAGCCGGAAAGCAGGGAATGGAAAGATTGAGGTCTTAAAAAAGGTGAGAGTTAAGACGAGAGGGAAAAAGGTTGTGCTTGTAGGCTTTAAGAAGCCGCTCGCCACAGGGGAAATCATTAAAGTTACGGTCAAGAAAATAGGCGTTTATGAGCGGACGGAAAGAGGGGATGGCGATACTTGGGCCGTATATCAGTATGAGGAATAATGAGGGAGGAAAGAAGTTTTTTGCCGTTCTGCGTAAATAATTCTTGCCTTTTGGCCTCCGGTAGTATTTACTCCTTCGCGCAGTCCCTGCAACCCTAAAAGTCGCGTTCGTCTAGCGGTCCAGGACTCCCGCCTTTCACGCGGGCAACACGGGTTCGAGTCCCGTACGCGATGCCAGTTTTCTTTATTCTTTCCGGCGTCATGAGCAGTTCATGACGCCTTTTTTCGTGTTCTTCCGCGTCGTTGCCGCGTGCCGTTCTTCCCTTTCTCCCGCCTTCTTCTCCTTGTCCGTTTTTAGGGCGTTTTCACACTTTCATTTTGGATTTGGGAGGCGTCGTTCCTGTCCGGGAACGGCGCGCTTTTGTGCGAATTGAAAGGGGGCGTGGGGTTTTGAAGAGTGCTTCGCAAGGCGGAACATGCCGGAGCGGGGGCAGATAACGGCGCGTTTTTGAAACGTGGCGCAGGATGACGGCGCAGGGAATAAGCGTTTGATGATAAGATGAATATGTATCTTATAGCGTACTTGCGTACTTATTACCGGATAATAATGGATAGAAGAATGATATATAAAAAAGATTCCGAAAAGAAAACACGGGGCAAGGGCGCGAACGGCACGCAGGCAAGGCCGGAATGGGGAAGGCAGGGCCGCCATGCGGGCGCATGATGGCAGGTGCCCGCATGGCGGCAAGGAATCTTTTAATTGAGGGGCCCTGATCGCGGAGTTCGGCGGACACAGGGAAAAGCGGGAGTGTTCATGAAGGGATTTTTTTAGCGCACCATGAAGGGGGATGGCTGTGTTTTTGTTCGCATGGGCCTGCGGTTTTTTCGCAAAAGCGGACGGATGGAGGCGTTTTTTTCGTCTTCCGGGCGGCGGACGGGGGAAAGCGGCTGATTTGGAGGGCCTTTTTTCGTTTTTGAAAATTTCGCTTAATAGTAGAGGGAGCGAAGTCATGAAACAGAAGAGAGACAGAGTAAACGGCGCGTTGAAGAAGGCTTTCGCGGAGAAGAATGGAAAGTCTTTGCGTTGGGCGCAGATAGAAGCGGCCAAGGATTCCCCGGCATGGAGGGCTTTTCTGGCGGCGCAGTTTCCGCCGTCCTCCGCGGAAGCGGCCGGAGGCGGCGGAGAGGGCGCGCCCATGGGCGGAGCGTCCGATTTGGCGCGGGCCGGGGAGGCGAAGGAAAGCGCATGGCAGATTTTGAAGAGGATGGAAGAGCAACTGGAAACGGCCGCCCGGTCCGGTGACGTGGGGCTGATTGCGTCGTTCACCCGTGCCGTGCGCGAAGCGCGCGCGAATTGGGAGCGGGCCGGCCTGCATGAGCAGAGGCTTCAGGAGGCGGCCGGAAGTCTGGTGCCGGTTCACGTGTTTCACGAGATGCGGACGCGGGGCGTTGCGCCGCTGGCGGAGCTGATGGCGCAGCAGAGGGATTTTATCGGTTCCCGGCTGGAGGCGGCCGGGCGGCCGCGTTTTTATGAAGCCTGGGACGAATGGGCGCGGGAGTGGAACAGGAAGATTGATGATCTGAACGCGGAAATAAACGGATTGTTGAATCATGTTTAGCAAGTTGAAGATTCATGAGAAGCCGGGCGTGGTGGAGTGGGCGGAAAGATGCCTGGTCTTGCCGCGGGAGACTTCACCGAACGCGCCGGGGCGGTTTTCCACGGCGCGCATGCCGTATATGAGGGAGCCGCTGGAAAGTATCAGGGAAGAGGGGTTGCAGCATATTTACTGGTGCTTCGGCACGCAGTCCGGCAAGACGGTTTCGCTGTTGATTGCGGCAGCGTATTTTATTGACAATGACCCCGCGCCCATGTTGTGGGCGTTGCCTACGGAAATTCTTGCCAGGTCGTTTTCACGGGCGCGGCTCCAGCCGCTTATATCCAAGAATGATGTGCTGGCGCGGCATAAGCGGCGTGACCCTGACGCCTTCACGGCGGCGGAAATGCGCCTGGATTCCATGGAGCTTTACATGGTTGGGGTGTCGGAGCCGGGCAATTTGTCCAGCAGGCCCATTATGCGCTGCGTGATGGACGAGGAAGCGAAGTATAAGCATGAGAATAAGGAAGAAGCGCACCCGGTGGACCTGATTGAAGAGCGCGCGAAGGGCTTTCACCGGTATCAGATTCTGCATGCGTCCACGCCTTCTTCCGAAGATTCTTATTTTTGGCAGAATTTTATTACCACGGACATGAGGAAGTTTTATGTGCCGTGTCCGCGCTGCGGGGAAATGATGCCCCTGGAGTTTAGCCGGAATACGGTGCAATGGGAAAGGCGGGAGGATCTGGAAGGGGATGCGCTGGCGGATTGGGTGCAGGATCATACGTTTTACGTGTGCCCGCATTGCGAGGGCCGGGTGGAGGATTGGGAGAAGATTGGGATGATGGAAAAGGGGGAGTGGCGGCCGACGAATCCGAACGCCTCCCGCGCGCGGCGGGGGTATCACCTGAATTCCCTTTATTCCCCGTTTGTGACATGGGGGCAGATGGCGCGGAAGTTCATCGTGGCTCAAAATGACCTGTTCCGGCAGGTGGCCCTGCACAATTTCCGGAACGGCTGGGAGGCGTTGCCGTTTACGCAGTATGAAATCAAGGTGGGGGATGACAGTGTGCGGGGGCTGCGCGGTGTGTGCCGGCGCGGAGAGTTGCCGCGGCATTATTATTATATGGTAGTGGCCTATGACCCCGGCCAGAATCAAACTCACTGGGTGGCGCAGGCGATAGGGCGCGGCGGGGAAACATGGGTGGTTGATTGGGGGACCCTGCTGGGCATCAGCACGACGGACGCGACGCCGGGCATAGGGGCCCATTTTGAAAGCCTGGAGTGGGGCGGGGTGCGTCCTGATTTTGGGCTGATTGATTCCGGGGATTGGGCGCAGAAGGTTTATGACGAGTGTTATAAGTATTACGGCAAGCTATGGCCTACGAAGGGGAGCGGCGCGAATTTCGGAAGCTGGAATGTGAGTGAAGTGAAGTCGCATCCGGGGCTGGAGCTTTATTTGTACGTGGACCGCACCGCCAAAATGGAGCTTTACGCGGGGCGCATCCAGAAAGGGGCGGCTCCGGCCCTGCATTTGCCGGAAGATGCGGATCAGGATTTGCTGGCCGGATTGTCCGGGCAGCAGCTTGAGAAGCCAAGGGGCGGCGGCCTGGCGCAATGGCGGAAGCTGCCGAATGACCATTATGGAGACTGCGTAAAAATCGGGCAGGTGTCCTGGTGGGTGCGGCGCGGGGATTTTTACGCGGAAGAAATGAACGCGATTGAAGAAAGGAAGCAGAATGAAGGAGTACCGGAAGAATGACGTGCTGGAGAGGCTGAAGGCGGCTTTTTAGGATGTGCTGGAACAGGTGGAGCAGTCTGTTACGGATGATGTGCAAATGGAGTTTAATTTTTAAAGAATGTTATTCTCCGTTTTCTTTAAGCTTTTTTAAAAAATCTTCGTGTTCAGGGGATATTATATCAAATTTTATAGGATGTATTTCAGCCTTGTGTATAGGCATCATTTTATCTCTTAAAAATTCATGGGTGAGCCCATTGATTCTTTTTTGGGTCGTATCAGGAGATTCATTGCATTTTAATCCTAATATAACGCTTTTTATAAATTTATTGAATCCACCTATGAAGAAATAACGTCCATGAACGCATGAAGGAGTATATATAGGGATGATAATTCTCATTTCCTGCTCATATTCCCATGATTTTCCTTTTGTAATAAACGAGTCGTCTATACGGTATGCTGTAATTTCGTTATTTATCGATGTATAACCGCATAACATGATTTTTCGAACTACTCTCATTTCAGCGTATTTGACCTCCCATAGTAAGGTGTGGTCATATTGGAATAGGTGATCTCCTGTTTTAGAGTCAATGGTTGAAAAATCTGTAAAACTGGGCGGGTCGTGTTTGAAATTTAAAACATAGTATTTGTCATTTTTTCTGTCTGATATTCCGAAATTAAGATCTCCCTGATAATTTTTGAGATGAGGAAATCTGAAATGAAGGCAGCAGCCTCTGTGCTTATCTCCATAGTGTCCCCACATGGGAGAAGAATGGTAGGACTTGGAAAAACTTAAAAATCCATAATTCAGGTTAGCGCGATTAGGCGAAGTTTGATGTTGAAGAATAAATTCTGTTGGGTCGTTGCATTCTTCCTGTAGAATCACTTTTAGTTTTTCATTTTCAAACACCTTGAGCATGTTTTCATAGGTCATGAAGATATAGGCATCAATGAATTCTTTATTCTCTTTCGTCATGGGGATTCCTAATCAGGCGATTGGTCTGTTACAGATGATGTTTAATTGGGGGTTGATTTAAAAAAAGTGTTATTTTTCGTTTTTTTTAAACAATTTTAGAAGCTCTTCGTGTTCATCCGAAATGACTTCAAAAGTATTGCTCGTTGGTTTGACCCTGCTGACATTTATTTGATCATCGTAAGTAAGCCTGTCTTTATAAGTGATATTTGAGCCATTTTTTTCCCCTAAAGTAAGAGCATTGATGATAGATTGTGTCGCTTCTTCAGAATGGGGGCAGTGCATCCCCAACATGACGCTTTTTATATACTCATTGAATCCTCCCACGAATATTAAATTGTTTTCTGCTTCTGTAGGAAATGGTTTCGGGATAATAATACGTTGTTCCTGTTCATATTCCCAGGATTTATCTTTAGTAATAAAAACAGGATCTATTGCGAATTCTTCTTGGTTCCCGAATTTATTATACACTGATGAAATTTCATTTAATCCGAGACGTTTTTCTAAATAGAGAACATCCCATAGTATAGTATGATTAGTTGTTTCTTGTGTTATTATAGTATGATTAATTGTTTCTTGTGTTATTGGGAAAAGGGATTTTCCTTCATGCTCTACAAGCAATTTTCTATATGTATAGATAGGAAATTCTGGAACCCCCAAGTTTCTTTCACAACTATTTTGTTCCGGGAGAGCAGGGAATCTGAAATGCACGCAACATCCTTTATGGTTATCAGCATAGTGTGCCCACATGGAGGGGGGGTTATAGGTTTTGGTAAAACTCAGGAAGCCGTTTTCCTTACGCAAATAATTGCTATCGAAAGAGGTATCCCCGTCTTCTGAAATTGTTGGCGAGGCTGGCGTCAATTCGAATGGATCATTGCATTTTTCTGGGTCAAGGAGTTTAAGACGCCTATTTTCCAATGTTTTAATCATGTTCTCATAGGTCATGAAGATATAGGCATTAATGAATTCTTTATTCTCTTCCGTCATGGGAATATATGGAAAGATATGTGAGAAAGGAAGTCAATGACATTCGGGAGTTGTGGCGGATGATAGCGGGTTTTGAAAAAGCTCCTGAAGGGTATGAATCCCATTGTACAGGCTTATGTGGAAAATTATGATTTGCCGGATTTGCAGGGAATGCTGCGGGAAAAGCTGGCGATTCTGGAAGGGCGCAAGGAAATAACCGGGGCGTCCACAGGCGGCGGAACGTCCTACACCGCGCAGGAGACCATGAATTTAAAGGATCATATAGCCTGCTTGCAGGAGGCGATCACGGTCAAGAAGATGGAGGAAGGGGATTTTTCCGGCCTGGCCGCCGCGGATGACGGAGTGCGGGAAGTGCGGTTTGACCATACCATAACACGCTTTTGACCATGGGCAGGAACAGAAGGAAGGTGTATGCCGGGGCGCGCCGCGGTCATGGCGCGCGGGTGAAGATGAACCGGGAACCGGAAACGGTGCGGAGGGAGATGTGGGGAGGGTATGCGGCCGCGTTGCAGTTCGGGGGCTCCAGCGTGTTGTACTGGCCGACGCTGGACAGCCGGTTTGAAGTGGATTCCTGGACGCTGGACCGGGTTTGGCGGAATGCGCGGAATCTGGAAGCGAATTCCGGGCTTGCCGGGAAGGCCGTGGCGGATGTGGTGGAGTTGCTGGGCTGGCTGGTGCCCCATGCCTGCACGGCGGATGAAGATTGGAACCATGAGGCGGACCAGATTTTTATGAATCGGGCCGTGAATCCGGAATTGTTTGACGCCCGCGGAGAGCTGAATTTTTTTACGGCTCAAATTTGGAGCGAGCGGCAGCGCGTGATTGACGGCGACATGCTGACGGTGCTGACCAGCGGGCCGGATGACGGCGGGGCGTTCGCGTTTTACGAGGCCCCACAGGTGCAATCTCCGGCTGATGGGGGGAAGGCGTGGAATTGCGGCGTGATGCGGGATAAAAACGGGAGGACGGCGGCCTATGGGCTGCGGCATCCGGACAAGGGGGAGGTGACGGTGATTCCGGCCCGTGATGCTATTTTGTACCGGCACAACATGGGCGGCGGAAAGCCGCGCGGCCTGTCCGATTTGCACCGCGCTATCCGGAATTTGCATGATGAGGCGGATATTGTGGGGTATGTCAAGCAGTCTGCCAAGCTGGCCGCCTCCGTTGGGCTGGTGGAAACGGGGGGCGCGGAGAAACGGCCGGGCATGGGGACCGTGGGCAAGGTGTCCGTGGGGCCGGACGGGCGCAGGGTGGAGCAGGTGTTAGGGGGGCCTACTGTCCACCAGCTTCCGCCCGGCCGGGATTTGAAGGTGCTGACGGATAACAGACCGTCTCCTAATGTGATGGCGTTGCTGAAGCATTTGATGGATGAAGTTGCCTATGGTATCGGGCTTTCCCCTGCGTTGCTGTGGGAGCCTGACAAGCTGGGAAGCGGCGGCATCCGGTTTGTGATGCAGAAGCTGAAGCGTTGGCTGAAAATCAGGCATGCCTACAGGCAAATGTGGTGCGTGCGGGTGTGGCGTTTCATGCTGGCGCGGGAAATGGCCCTGGGACGGCTGCGCTTGTGCCGGGATCCGCATTGGGTGCGGTGCCTGTGGACGCCCATGAGCGACATGACTATTGACCTGGGCCGGGAAGGGAGTCTGATGATTAACCTGGTGGATTCCGCGCTGGCGGATCAGGATGGCTGGTGCCTGGCCAATTACGGATGCACATTTGAGGAAATCGTGAAGAATAAGATACGGAATTTGAAGATGGCCAAGGAGGCATGCGCCCGGAACGGACTGACCCTGCAAGAGGTGATTCCGGGAGCGAACCGCGGCGGGGTAGCCGCGGCGGCGGAGAAACCGGAAGATGAAGAGCCGGGAACGGGCGGCGGGGAAGAGGAAGATGGCTTGCATCCCCATGAATAGCAATTTTGAAAAAGCTCCTGAAGGGTACAGAACAGTAATAAGTGATGAATAAGATTGTTTTTGCGCAGATGGCGGCACGGCTGGAAGGCGGTGCCGGTGAACAGAAAAAAACGGGCATGCTTGCCTTTTCCCGCATCATGGAGGCGGAAGAGAAGGTAGGGGTGGCTACCATATCCGGTTATATCGGTTACGGCAATGCCACGGTTGACGAATTTACGAAGCACCTTGAAGAGTTGAAGGCGGAGGGGTGCACGAAGTTTGAAGTCATCCTGAATTCCATGGGCGGCAATTTGTTTGAGGCGTCCGGGATTTACGACATTATCAAGGGGTGCGGGATGGAGGTGACGGCCAAAATTTACGGGGTAGCCGCTTCCGCCGCGACGCTGATTGCCTGTGCGGCGGGCCGTGTGCTGATTTCGGAAAATTCCCGTTATATGGTCCACCGGGCGCGCGGGTGCGCGGTGGGGACGGTGGAAGAGATTGAGGCTTACGCGGCGGATCTGAAGGACGCGGAAGGGCAAGTGACAGGCATTTACGCGGAGCGTACCGGAAAGAGCCCGGAAGACGTGCTGGCCGTGCTGAACGCGGAAACGTGGATGAACGCGGAAACGGCCGTGAAGGAAGGCTGGTGTGACGAGGTTATTTCTCCGTCCGCTGCGGAGTCCGGCCAAAAGGAAACGGCCGCGCCGGGGAAAGAAGAGGACGGCGGCGGGGAAGAGGGAGACCCTGACGAAGAAGAGAAGGGCGGGCCGCCGCAGAATTACACGGTATTGCGCCGCATGATGGCCGCCGTGGGGCTTGCCGGGAAAAACAGCGTGGAGGAACTGGAACGGGAAGTTGCCCGGCTGGTGGCCGAAAACGAAAGGCTGGCGGCGGAAAATGACGGGTTCCGGGGCATGCAGGGGCAGCAGGCGCGCGTGATGGAGGCGCACGAGCGGGAATTTGAGCAACGCGTGAAGGAGGCCGTTGTGCGGGAAATGGCGGCTATGGGGGTTGCTCCGGTAGGGTTGCCGCCCGCGGAGGGAGCCACGGAAGAGCACGGAAAGAAAGAACCTGCCATGACGAACGAAAAGCTGCGGGAGATGGCCGCGCAGGATGCGCTGGAATGGATTATGGGGCATCCGCAGGAGGCCGCGCGGCTGGCGGAGCAGCCGGGGAAATAGCATCTTGGCCGCCATAGATAGATTTTTACTAACAAAACGCAAACATAAATAAAATATGAACAAGAAAACATTGATGAACATTCCGCGGAATGCCGTGATGGAAGGAAATGATGTCGCCGCTCTGAACTGGACCATTGTTTCACAGGCGGCTATTGCCACCCTGGAAGAAGAATTGGCTTCAATCAGCCGGTTTTCTCTGGACGTGTCCGGCGAGTTCAAGACGGACGGCGATTCCGTCAAGGTGGAAGTGATTGACGGAGCCGGGGAGGCGTTGAAAAATACGGAAGACTGGAATCAAAGCGAGCTGAAAACCAGCTCCGTTTCCGTGACGCTGAACCGTTATTCCCGTCCGGCTGGCCTGTCCTATAAGGAAAGGAAAAGCGGGGTGCAGCTTGCGAATAAGGTGCAAACGCTTGTGCGGACGGTCGCCAAGGCGTTTTGGAAGGACCTGATGGCCGCCATAGCCGATTCCGGGGCGGAAGTGGTGAATATTGGCCCGCGGGCCGGGTTCAAACCGGAAATGATGGCGGATGTGATTTGGCCGTCCATGACTAATGGCGCGGATGCCGTTTATTTGGACCGGATGTATTATTCCAGGCTGATTCCCACGAATGCGCTTGCTCTTAACCTGGCGGACGGGGCATATTCCATTCCGGGGGGAATTCACTACGTGGAAGGGGTGAACGTGCTTGCCGGGAATGCCGGGGTTGGTTTTGCGACGCGGCCGGACGCGCTGGCCGTTGCCGTCCGTCTTCCGAACATTGATCCGAAGCTGAATTTGGAAACGCAGGTGGTGGAATCTCCTAAGCTGGGGATTTCCCTGCTGCTGAAGTGCTGGCCTGACCAGGGAACGGAAACGGTTTACATTTCCGCGGAGCTTTTGGCCGGCGTGGCGGTGGGCAACAAGAACCATTTGCGACAGCTTTCCGGCGCAGCTCCGGAGACGGCGGCGGAAGGTGAAAGCGTTGAGGACGGCGGCGGGGAAGAAACAGGGCCGACTGAAGAGGAAGGGGCCTGACGGTTTTTTGGCGGAATCATGGGATAAAAGAGAGCAAAGGACCGGCGCGCGGGGTGTCAATTCCGTGCGCCGGTTTTTATTGAACGGATATGAGTTTAGCAGGGGAAATAAAAAAATTGCTGGACCTTGGGGATCATGAGCAGGAAGAAGCCTGGGGGGAGCGCGTGATGGTGGACGGTCAGGAATGCCGGGGCGTTTTTGCGCCGCTGGAAGGCTGGTATGAGGTGGAGCTTGGCGGCCGGGTGTGCAAGGTGCAAACGTCCCTGCGCGTGCGTCGGAAGGCGTTGAAGGGCGTTCCCGCGGCCGGGCGGAAGGTGGTGGCGGTCCGAAGCGGTAGGGCCTTCCGCATTGCGCGGGTGCGGGACTGGGCCGGAGACGTGGCTCTGGTGCTGGAGTTGTCCGAAGTATAGCCGGAAGGGTGGCGAATGGCGCAAGTCAGGTATAAAGTGGATATTTCCCGCGTGCTGAAAAGGCTGGCGGAGGTGAAGAAGGTGGGGGCTGACGGCATCCGGGAGTTGACCCTTGAATATGCCAAGCGGGCAGCGAGCAAGGCCATACGCACCACGCCGCCAAACAGCCTGAAGAATGGCGGAAACGGAAAAAGAGCGTTGGAGGAACATATTGCGCGGGATATTGGCGGGGATCCGTTGGAAACGGATGTGAGGATGAAGCGCGGTGAGGATGGAAGGCCGGTGCCCTATGCTTACCCCCGGAAGAAGCGCGGCGGGGTGTTGCTGGGGGTGCGCGGGAAAAAGTTTAAGGGCATGGCCACCGTTTCCGCGGATGCGTTTTTGCGGAGCCATACCCTGCTGAAAATGGGCCGGAAAAGCAGCGTGCGCGTGCTGAAGGGCGGCGGCCTGATGTCTCCGGGAGTGGCGCAGGCGGGAGACGTGCGAAGGGCTTTGGCGGAGCGGCGGCGGCACGTGGGGAGGATGGCGGCCGGGTGGCTGCGGGGCGCGCAGGTGGCCGGGCTGAAGAAGGTGCCCGCGTGGATCGCGCGGCACGCCTCCTATTATGACGGCGCGGCGTCTCTGACAGTGAAGGGTTGCCGGGTGCGTTTTGAAATGGAGAATTGCCCTCAATATCCGGATCGGGGTCAGATGGCCCGCTTGGCATCGTATGCCCTGGATGCGGCGGGGAAGGATATGTTGATTGTTATGAGGAAGTATATGGCCAAATTGAGAAAGGAACTTAATTCATGATGACACAGGCAGATTGTTTGATTAAGGCGGTGATTGCGTGCCTGGAGGCGCGTTTTCAGGAAGACAGGGGGAACACGGAACGGGGGATTCCGGACGGGTTCCCGGTGCCGTTGAAGATGGCGGTGGACGAAGACCGGGAAGGGAAGGAATATGCGTTGTTCCAGGCGGCGGAAATGGAGGAAATTGTGGCCGGGTACTGTACGTATCACGCCGGAATATCCGTGGAGCTGCATTTGGACGCCAATGACCGGACGGCGGATGAAATACGGATGTTGCAGGCGTGGATGGAAGAGCGGCTGAAGGAAGTGGACCGCGCCGGGCTGAATGCCGTGGAGAGCCTGCGGCCCTATCGGAATTTCCTGGTCATCGGCAAGGTGAGGCTGGGGCCCGCGCAGGATGCGGCGGCGGAGGAAGGCGCGTTTGCGGTGACTTGGAAAATGACGGCGCCCGTGCAGTTTTGAAAAAGCTCCTGAATGGTAGATAGATGAACTCTAACACGAAAGGAAATAGATTATATGCCTGCACATATTGGAGACGTGCCCAAATACGGTATTGATTCGCCGGAACAGGGTATTTTTGTTGAGTCGATCGACTTTGACGGCCAACAGGAAATTTATGAACAGAAAAACAATGTTGGGAAAAAGTGTGGTTTGGTGATTGTAGATGAAGAACTTTCTTTTTCCATGTCCGGCGCGGTTTTATCAACCGGCTCTTCATCTTTGAAGATGGGGGGGACGCTGGCGCTTGCCAATGAAATTCCGCAGATTTGGCACACCCCTCCCACCGGAACCACGGTCTTCCTGAAGGGGGTGAAGCGCAGTTTGAAGAACACGGACGCGCAGAAGATGGACGTGAGCGGCACTGTTTACGGGTTCGGGTCGTCTTCGGCTGTCTGAAGCCTGAATAAAAAAGTTAGATAGTAAGATTGATGAATGCCGCAGACAATAAAAAACTGGAAAGTGATGTGGTAGTTTTTACCGAAAACGCCTCCAGATACGAAACGGAAAACACCATGCTTGCCGCGTTGCTGCTGACGCTGGGAGTAAACATGAAATGCACGTCCGGAAGCGTGCTGATAGGCAGCGGCGCGCGCCTTTCCGCGCCGGGCGGGGTGATTACCTGGCAATTTGAGCCGAAAAGCGAAGATGGAAGGTTTAGGACGGAGGAAGTAATCAAGCTTTTCGGGGATAAGAATTGGCTGACTGACCCGGAAAATGAAAGCCCGCTGGCTTACGTGGCGTGCGCGTTCCATAATTACAAGCGGTTATTGGATTTTGTGAAAAGCCAGGTGCCGCTTGCCGTCATCCGCAAGGGGAAAAGGAAGGCCCTGGTGCGGTTGGATGCGGATCCGTATTGGCAGGGCGTGGCGGAGGGTTTTCTTGGCGGCCGGCCTTTAATCTAACTTAATTGACAACCAAAAAAGCAAGAAAGATGGAACTACAGGAACAGGAAAGGCGCGCCCTGACGGAAGCGGCGTTGATCGGGGGAAATGAATTCCGCTGGAAGAACTACCGGCTGCGGTGCATGACCCTGGGAAGCATGTTGCAGTTGCAGCGCATCGGAAATCCTTACTGCCGCTTGGGGGAAATTAACCTGGGCCCGGATGAAAACGGGCGGCATCCGTCCATGTGGGAAGCCCTGGGCGTAACTGACAAGGCGCAAATTGTCTATTATCTGGCGGAATTCCTGTGGGTTCACATGGGGGACCGGGAGGAAGTCAGGGAAGGGGTTTTTGCGCCGGAGGAAGAACGGCGCGTTCTGGTGGAAGCGGCTGCCATGAACATTCCCGGCCGGGATTTGGTGGAACTGGAATGCGCCGTGCTGGGGGATGTAGAAGTGATTCAGGCGGGGATGGTGATTCCGGAGGCGGAAGGGGAGGATGAAGAGGACCCTTTAGGGCGTGGCCGTCCTGGGGCGCGGCCATGCTGATGACGGTGGCGCGTGTGACGGGTTGGCCGGAACGGGAAATTCTGTGGGAAATTCCGCTGGCGCGGCTGGTGCAGTACGTGCATGCGGTTTGGAGCTATGACGCGACGCCGTGCCGGTGGAGCTGCTACACGGAATCCTCCGGGCATGTGGGGGACGTGCTGGAGCAGGCCCGGGAAGCGTGGAGAGAACAGATAGAGCAACTGGAATAGTCCGGTTGCTCTACTTTTTGGCAGGGGTGGAGGTGCCGTGGAAAAGCAGGTAGAGCAGTACGAGGACAAAGGCAATAATCCACGGAGTGCCATGGTACAGGATGGCAAGCGATACCCCCGCAAGAAAGGCAACGGCAAGAATTCTTTTCAGGACGTAAAGAATGAAGTCCATAGGTTAAATTTAGAACATTTACAATAATAGTCAACGGAAAACGATTATGAGCGAAGGGGCAACTATTAAAATTGACGGGGACGCTTCCGGCTTTATTGCCGCAACGGAGGAAAGCAGGAAAGCGGCAAGCGGCATGTCCGAAGCCTTGCAGGGGGCCGTGGGCGGAAGCACGGGGGAGGCCGTGAAGGGGCTGAAGGGCATGGATCAGGAGGGCCGGAAGGCGTGTAAACGGCTGAATGCCGGTCTTATCAATATGAGCGCCACCATTACGGGGGTAGGGGCCGCCATTAACGGCCTGCGGGCAGGCTGGGGCAAATTTTCCGCCATGCTGGCGGGCGGGGATGACCTGGAGAGAGTAACCCGGCGCATGGAGGCATTCACGGGCGGCGCGTCAAGCGCGGCGGAAGCGGCGCGGGATGTGGTGGATTTTGCTGATACGCCGCCATTCGGGCTGGCGGAAACGCAACGGGCGGCGCAGTTGCTTCTTGGGTGCGGCGTCAGGGCGAGCGAGTTAAAAAGTACATTAGAGGCTCTTGGGAATGTGGCGGCTGGTGGTGGTGCCAGTCTGGAAACAGTAGCGGCGCGGCTTTCCAAGGCTTTTCAAATGGGGAAGGTGGATGTGGAAACATTAGAACCATTTACGTTAAGCGGTATTGACGTTATGGGGCAAATGGCAAAACAGGCGGGAAAAACGAGGGCGGAGTTAAAGGATATGATGTCTAAAGGGAAGGTCGGATTTAGCCAAGTTTTTAGTGCTTTGAAATCCATGGGTTCCGGCAGCGGGCAGTTTGCGGGGGGGATGGAGAAAAATACGCAGGATATAGAGAGCAGAGTGGAGACCCTGAAAGGCAAGGTTGGAGCGTTGAGCCGTATTTTTGCGGAACCGGTAACAAGCGGCATCAAGGATGCCATGGACTCCATAGGCGCGTCATGGGCCGGTCATGGGCCGGAGGTGGAGCGCGGCTTGAGGAAAACGGGTGAATTGCTGGGGGGGATTGTGAAAGCGGCCGCGCCTATCGTTTCCGCAGTAGGGGGCGGCCTGGCTTCAGTAGCCGCGGGAGGCGGCCGGGTTGAAAAGATGATCCGTAGCGGCATTCTGGCCTGGGGGGCGTGGAAGGCTGTAGGCATGGCGGCAAATTCTTCCGTGGGGCGTTCCATTCAGGCGGCGGCCGCGGCTTTCCGGGTGGATTACAACAATGAATTGCGCCTGGCCGGGGGAAATATGAAGAGGTTTGATTCAGCCGTTCGGGCGGTGGGGTTGACCGCGAAACGCACATGGGCGCGCATGGGGGCCGATTTGGCCGCTTCCCTGAAGGGGCCGGCCATTATGGCGGCCATTGCGGCTATTTCCTATGCTGTATCGGAGTTGTATAGGGTAGGATCTGATGCGTTTGGCCATGTGCCTAAAGACGTGCAGGAAAAGGAAAAAAATTTTGGCCGGGATAATGTTGATTTTGATGAACGGATCAAAAAGATGGCCGGGGAGGCGTCCAGCAAGCTGGACGTGGGGCGCGTCATGGATGAATATGACGCTGAAATTAAACGCCTGAAGCGCGAAGAAGAAGACCTGCTGGCGGAAGATCCGCTGGGGAGAATGACGGTTGCGGTGCAGGATAGGCTGGTGCTGTTGCAACGTGAGCGGAAGGAGTTGCAGCAGGTGGCGGAAGCGAACGCGAAAGCGGCGGAGACGCGGGAACGGGCGGCGCAGCGCGGGCAGCAGACGGAAGAGGCACGGAAGAAGACGCTGGAAAAAATCAGGGAAATACAAGATGAATTGTTATCCCTGGATTATGACCGGGCGGAAGAAGAGAGGGAGAGGCGGCGCAGCGGAATGGGGCTGGAGGACCGGAAAAAAGACCTGCTGGGAGGATATGGGAGCATTGAGGGCCTCAAGAAGGCCATTGCGGAGCAGAAAGCCCTGCTGGATGGCGGGGACGCCGTGGACGGCATGTTGAATCTGGAGGGGGTGGAATCCAGAATCAAGAGCCTGTATGAATTGCTTGGCAAGGTGGAAGAGGTGGATCGTGAAATAGTGGAGCGGAATAAGGAATGGGACAAGGCGGAAGCCAAACACCAGAAGCAGGCTGCCCTGCTGCGCGCGGAAATTCACGGGCAGAAGGATAAGCTGCGCGTGTTGCAGGAGCAGGCGCGCGTGCTGGAGCTGCAAAACCAATATGAGGCGGATGGCATGAGCAAGGCCCGCGCCGGCGCGGCGGCCCGTGAAATAGCCGCCCTGGAGCAGAACAGGAACCGGGCGCAGGCCGGGCGCGAATACCGCCGGCAAATGGCCCTGTTGAAAGCTCAGGCGGAGGGAAACAAGGCGGAAGAGCGGCGGCTGAAGATGGCGGAGCGCATGAAGGAAATTTATGACCAGCAGCGCGGCTTGGGGATAGACAGGAAGACGGCCATGAGGCGTGCCCGCGGCATGGCCGGGTTGGAGGATATGGTGGAGCGGCGGAAGGACCGGAAGGAAGGGAGCGGACCCATAGCGGACAGTCTGGCGCAAGTGGGCGGCGGGGGCCGCTCCATGATGGGGAGCATGCCGCAACTTACGGAAGCGAGGAAGCAGACAAATTTGCTTCAGCAGATCGTGAAAAACACGGGCGCGGGGCGGAGGGGAACCCTGAAAACGGCGGCCGTGCTGGGATATTGAAATAGCCGCTAAATGATAGAGAGAGAATAATAAATATGGGAAGAAAAATTAACATTAAGAAGCGGGAAACGCATGAAAAGACGCTGGAAATAGAACGGGGGGATGAAGGGGAAGTAAGGGCTGTGGGGAGGATTGTTTACACGGACAATCAGGAGGGCTGGAATACCCGGTGCCCGTCAATAGGGTCCGCTTATCCTGATGATGCCGCTTTGAGGCTCAAAAAGATAAGCATGGAAGGAATGGAGGGGGATATGGTGAGGGTGACGCTCTATTACGAGTTGCCGCGGGAAACGTCTTTTGAATTCGGTGGAGGGGAGGAAGTGGAATATTCCATGGATTATTCCTGCTCTGAACAGCCGTTGCTGACGCATCCGAACTTTCAGGACATAGATGGGGAAGAAAAAGACGCATTGATGGCTATGGCGTCCGGGGCTTCTCCTAAAGATACGTTTGGGAAAGAGGATAAGGTGATTGAGGATGTTGTGAAATCGGAGGCCGGGAAGAAGGCCATGGAAAAAATGCGTAAAGGACAGGTTAGTTTTTTGTGTCCCGGAGGGGTTTTTTCCGTCACTTCTACCGTTCAGGCGTTGAGCATGGCCGGGGTCGGAAAAAAAGGGGCTCCGGGCAGCGGCGCGCCCGCGGTAAGCGGAAAATATGATTGGATCAAAGAGGGCGTGAGCGGTCGCAGGACGGGAACCGGGAATTGGCGTCAGACGGTTTCCTGGAGGTTGAGCGGTCCGGATGGCTGGGATTCTGATTTATATTGATTTATGATTAGCTGGCCGTTTTTTAATCAAGGGGAAGAGTTGAGCGCGTCTAAGTTGAGGCGTCTGGTTAAGGGGTGCCGGGAACTGGAGCAGTTGGCCAAATCTTGCCGCTTGCAGAACGGGGTTGGTTACACGTTTAACCGGGGGCTGGGCGGCACGTCATTAACCATAAGGCCGACGGGGGGGAGGAACAAAGCAGGAGAAGGCGCGCCGTTTACGCTGAAGAGGCTGGAAAAGGGGGATGCGGGATATAAGGCGTATTTCTGGCCCGGCATGGTTTTTGAAGTGCATCCGGGCGGCGTGCGGCGCATTAAGCCGGAACTTAACGGGGAAAAGATGGATCAGGCGGAGGAACCGCCTTTTTTGTCCGTGCAGGGAGGGGATAAGGTATTTTTGTATCTTGAGCGGAGCGCGGATAACCATGATTGCATTACGTATGCGGAAGTGACGGCGGAGGAAATAGGGCTGGCGCGCGCGGTCAGAATTTATCTTGGGGAATTCAAGGAAGAAACGGATGAAGCCGGAGAAAAGGTCTTGAAGTATCATGAGGCGTGGAGCGGCCATGTTCATTATGCTCAAAGTTCCCTGAATGAGGGTTGGAGGGTTGTGGTTGATACGGATGAAGAAGGCGCGCCGGATATGGCCTATGTTAAGAAGGGCGATATTTACATAGCCGGGCAACTGGCGCAGCGCGGAGGGGGTACCTGGGAGGTGGCACCGAAAGAAGAGGGGGAAATCTGGCTGGAAGTGAAATGCACCGGGGATGGCGTCATTACAAGTGCCGAACTGAAAGAAACGAAAGGATCTTCCAAGCCGCTCCAGTATGTAGCGGAACCGGATGATGAAGAAGCCGAAGAGGAATTCACCTATTGCTTCCTTTTGGCGAAGGTGGAGAAGCTTGAAGAACCCTTGCCGGAGGATGGTAATTTGCCGTCTCTGGTGTCAGTAAAACAGTATGCCCTGGGAGCGGTTTATTGCGGGGTTGCTCCTGATGAATTGGGGTTGAAAGCCGGGAAGGGGATAGAGATTGTGGATTCAACGGAAGAGCGGGAAAAAGAAATTGCCGCTCTTATTGAGGACGCAAAGGAACCGTCCAACGGAGATTGTTCCCTGATTTACGAAGAAAAGGAAGACGGCGGGAACTCCGAAGGAAATCAGGGAGGGGATCAGGGAGGGGATCAGGGAGGGCAAGGCGAAAACAAGGGAGAACCTTACAAGCTGAAACTGTTATGTTCTTCTGACGGCTCGGTCAACATTAAGGATGAAGAAGGAAAACTGTCATTTTCCGCCCAAAAAGTGGAACCTGGGGATGGCCTTGAATGGAAAAAGGACAAGGATCAGGACGGGAATGACATTGATACGCAGATTTTACAGGTCAAGATTGATTCAACGGAGGCAGATTCTCCCAAGCCGGGGAAATGGCCTGTAAACTTGTCCGTCTCTCCTGAGGGATTGAAGGGGGAACTTGATTTAACGGTAGATACCAGCGTTCATGATTTAGGTGGAGGGGCTTCCGTGGGATTGTCCAATGCTACGGCGGGGGTATTGTCCCTCGTGGTCACTCCTGGAGGCGACGCGGAAGAATTGAGTTTTCGCGCCCCTTTGCGGAAAAATGGGAAGTATGTTGTGCTGGATTATGTCAAGGAGCCACACACCTTGCCGGACGGAACAACGATTGCCTTGGGGTTATTAGGCACCCAGCTTGATTTGGTGGTAGATACGTCCAACACGACCGGCGGCGGGGACGGAGCCATGATCAGCGATTCCTGGACAGCGTTGGCCTGCGACACTGACCACGCCTTACGCCTGCACCGGGACGAAAACGGACAAATCTATATCCAGCAGGGGCAATGGATTACAACATCCCAAATATATTCACCCATCAACTAAACAACAATGAACTACGCCATATTTTGCTATCGAGAAGATCACCAATGCCTGGGGCTGTGTCTGGAACAGATACGAAGCATTGACCGGGCCGCCCAGTTTTATTTATTTGATGATGCCGCGAAGCCTTTATTTCCGGCACAAGTCCCCGCGGGAAACGATATATCCTACAAAATCACCTATTTTGCGCGCCGGGGGAATTTGAACGGCCTGGAATGCGTGCGCGGCATGCTGGGGTGCATGCTGGACATACCGGGGGATGATCCGGTTATCAAGATTGACGCGGATACGTTGCTGATGGACCCGGCGGAGATTATACGGTCCCTGAAAGACCGCGGGAAAGTAGCGGGGGGAATGCAGTGCAGCGTGCCGCTTGCCTGGGCCGGCTGCTGCTACTGGCTGACGCGCCCAGCCATCAAGGCCGCGCTGGAACTGCTTGCCCGGCGGGAATGGCCGGAAAACGCCCGTCAGGAATATCCGGAAGATGAAACCATTTCAAAAATTCTGTTATACCTGTACGGGTCCGCCGGGGTGGACGTGCTGGAATTCCGGGGCGGGCGGCGTCTGATTGGCGTTCGGACGTGTGATCCGCGCGATCTGGCGGAAATCGCCCGCCTGGCGCGCGGCGGCGTGTGCGCGGTTCATTGCGGGCAAATGGCGTTTTATCATCCTATTGTGGAGCGTGACGGAGTGACGATCCGGGAAGCGTGCGCGCGGGTGATGTGGTGGATATTGCATGCTAGCGGGCCTGATTCCAAGACTTTTGAAAAAGCTCCTGAAGGGTAGGATGGAGCTTTATTTGGAAATTGAGAGCGGGATTTTTCGGAACCGCACGGGTGATGAAAATATGAATTTGTGCGGGGTGCGTCTTGTCCGCAGGCAGGATGTGCCCGTGTCTTTATCCTTTTTGGGGCGTGAGCTTGAGGCCGGGCGCGTTACGTTGGCGGCCTATCATAAAAGGAACGGGCAGTTATTGGCTTATCAGGAAGAGCAAATAACGGACGGGGCCGTGGCAATGGTGGTTGATTTTGATACACAGGAAATACGGGCGGCGGCCAGGGACGCGGAGGGCAAAACTATAGAGGCGCAGGTGGCCGTGCTGGTGGAGACGGAGGAAGGGAAAGGTGTTTATCATTCTCTTCCGTTGAATTTCTATCTGGAACCGGGGTTGATAGGGGATGAGCATTTGCCGAATTCTGCCCGGCCGGCATGGGAAATGATGTATGAAACTGTGGTGAAAAAAGCCGAAGAAACGGAAGGTTATGCAGGTTCCGCTTTGGCCTCCAAAAGGGCCGCCGCCGCTTCCGAGGCCGCCGCCGGCACGTCCGCAACCAACGCGGCTCGTGACGCTAAGAGTGCCCATGCCGCTAAAACGGCTGTGGAGTCGCTGGCTACCACTTGGCCGGAAACGGTCAGGGAGGGAAAACAACAGATTATTGAGGCCAGGAATGAGGCTGTTACTGCTATTCAGGACAAACAGGCTGATTCCGTGCTTGCCGTGGGGCGGGCCTCACAGACCGCGCAGCAGAATATAGCCAGCGCGCAAAGTACCGCTGTTCAAGCCGTCCAGACAGCGCAGACGGAAGCGGTGGGAGCGGTCACGCCCCTTGTTCAGCGCGCCGAAACCGCCAAAGAGGCTATAGATCAGGCGGAGAGGCGTATCAATACGGCGGCAACTAATGCCACGACAGCGGCCACCAGCGCGGCTAGCTCCGCGACGGCGGCCCAGCAGGCCCTTGAGGCCATCCCAGAAGTGGACGCCTCCGGCAACATGACGCTGGCCGGAGGTCTGACGGCGGCGGGGGCTATTAACGCCAACGGAGGGGTGAATATTCCGCTGGCCGTGGGAGCGCCGACGGATACGGCAGCGGTCAACCGCCTGCATGCCGCAGGCTTGGCCGGAGTGACGGACATTTTTTCCCAGCACGCCTACCTCAACACGGGCAGCATTACGGCGACAGGGACGGCGGCAACTACCGCTTTCATTCCCGGCCAGTATGCGCAGGTTAGAGTGCCTGCCGGGACTCACAGCACGATTGTCTTTCCCTTCACAGGGCCTAACGGTCAACATAATTATTCCAACTTTGCGGGATTCTCCATTCCGTGGCGCATACTCGGCGCAGGCAAAATTACCATAGGCATCGGACGAGGCAGCAAAACGACAAGATCTGATTTAACCCAGGGATCGTACAGTATTATCCCTGGCAATAATCTGGCCCACAACAGCGGCGAAATTCTGGACATCACATTTGATAATGTACGGGATGCGACCCGCGGGGGCTACGTGGTCAAGGTGCGTGAGATTTACGCTCTTTCCAAGGCGGCAGGGTGGAGGGTGAAAACTACTACAAGTTTTGTGCCCGCGACGCATAACGAGCCTATACCTTCAATCGTTAATAAAATTATCTATCATCAACGAACCCAGTACAAATTCGAGAGCGAATATATTTCGTACGGCAGCCTCTATTTGCTGACGGGCGGAGGGCAGACGGTGCAGCTGCATAAAATCGCGGCGGTGCGCGGCGTTAATGCCTTTGAAACGGGCTTGGGGATTAGTTCGATAGTTACTGATTTGCCGGGGAACGCGAGCGGGGATGTGTACATGCAGGCGGGGTCTGCGGTGCGCACCCTCTACCAGCCCGGCAACATCAATCCCGTTTATTACGCGCTGGAAGCATTGGCAAGAAACGATATTGAAGCCGAAGAAACGGCTGATTTTGTGGACATTAACATACCTCTCTAATGATGAACGACGCAGAAATACAAATTCAGTTCCCGCAGCCCGGCAACTGGCAGGAATTCACCCTGACGCCCATTTATCAGGACGCGGACGGTTACACCCGGACAGACCGCTACACAGCGGACGAGATACCAGCCGACCAGGCACCGGCCATGCAGGCCGTCGTTGCCGCTCTGGTTGGACTGGCGGAACCGTGGCAGGCGGTGCAGGTGTGGGCCCGGCTGGGAAAAGATGTCCTGACCCTTGCGGAGGATGGTGCCTATACAATGATTGATGCGGTATCTTTGACCGTTGAGGCCGTCCATGCGGAGACCAAAGGCCGCAGGATTTTTACAGTCTCGGACTACCCGGCTTTTATCCTGACCGACCCCGCCGCCGTGGAGTTTTTCAATTACTTCACTACCTCTACCAATAACAACATAATCATATGACTACTAATAATCAATGCAATCATGCCGAGGCTATCGCCAGAGAAATGCACATGTACTATGCAGCCCAGGCACACAATGAGTCCAACACTCCAATCCCTCACTGGGCAGACCTGACGGAAAACGAACAACAAGGATGGATTGCCGTAGCAAATACTGCCCTCCCGATCATCGGTAAGCATGCGCTGGAAGATGTTCGGGCCTATCTCGGCCTCAAGGCTTCCGGCGCGTCCACTTGGTGGAAAAAGGTTCTGCTGGGCTTGGCCTACGCCGCTGTTGGTGCTCTTGGTTTTTCCCTGTTCCAGGGCTGCGGCCATTCCGTGGACGTGACGCCGAAAAAGACGGTGGTATGCAAGGACGGTTCCTGCCTGGTGCTGGAGCCGGGGCATATCTCCTATTCCCAGGCCCAGCCGGAAACGGACGTTCCGCCCGTCGTTCAATCCCTGAAAAAGTGAAGCCATGACCGGATCTGTTGTCAACGCGGGCCTGCTGGGGGCTAATGCCCTGTCCGTGATTGCGTCCGTCACGTCAGGCAACCCGTTTTTGGAGTACATCCAGAACGGGGCGAGCGTGGCCGCGGTCATGGGAATTTTTCTGTGGCGGGAAATGAAACGGGCGGAACGTTATGAGCGGCTCTATGATGACGAACGCAAAAAACGCATTGATGCGGAAAATAAGTGTTCCGGCTGTGAGTTCGTCCGCAAGGCGCATGAAGAATTTCTGGACAACAGGGACTAGTTCCAACTGTAAAGTTTTTCTTACCAGTTCCAACTATTTAACAATTAAATAATTATATGATTATCAAAGAATATCAGGAATTCAAACCCGTTCAGCGCGCCCTGGGGCTGAAGGCGGATGGGATGCCGGGGCCTAAAACGCTGGCCGCTGTAGCTCTGAAATTGCGCTGTCATGAAATATGGTCCGCGGTCCAGGCCGCCGTGAACGTGACGCCTGACGGCATCCCCGGCCCTGCCACGGCCCGCGGCATTGCCGCCGCCCTGGACATTGCCCTGCCCCGGTCCTGGCCTGACCAGGCAACCGTCCGGGCCGGTCTTTCCATTTTTGGGCGGCCAGGGGACGAAAACAACCTTGTTTCTATTGTCCCCCCTTATCCTTTATATTATGAGGGGCGGCCCGTGAAAACGATCCGCGTGCATCAGGCAATCGCCCAGGACGTTCAGGCGGCCCTGGCGGAAGTCCTGGCCGCGTATGGCCTGGACCGGATCCGCGCGCTTCACCTGGACCAGTATGGCGGATCCTACAATGACCGCAGCACGGCCGGAGGCAAAAGCAAGAGCATGCACGCCTGGGGGATTGCCCTGGACTTTGACCCGGTGCGGAACAGTTATTCCTGCAAAGCCCCCCATGCCGGGCTTTCCCGCCCGGAGTGTGAAGAGTGGTGGCGGATATGGGAAGCCCATGGGGCCGTTTCCCTAGGCCGTGAACGGAATTATGACTGGATGCACCTTCAATTCGCCCGGCTGTAAAACAGTAATCTTTTGAGCGTCAAAAAATTACAGATAAAAATATCTTGCGGAAAGTTCCGTTTTTCTGTATATTGGCCGTGCCGGGTTGGTCCCGGAACTAAGAAAGGAGGTGTAATATGTGATAATAGACTGGCATTCAATACAACGGCTGATTGAGCTTTTGATAGTTCTGTTCAGCTGACAAAAAAGGCCCCGGCTGTTCCAGCAGCCGGGGCCGATTGTTTAGAAGGTGAACATGTGATGTTCGGCAATCAATACGTCCTTACTATGCTCTTTTTGCCGGATTTGTCAAGCGTGCGGTTGTCATGCTGGCGCGGCTAATAAGGCCGCTTTTTTATCATCATCAGGATATTTGGAACGTATATTTTTTACTGCGCTTCTTTCCGCGGGAATCCCATTTGACGGTGCGGCCGTCATTTAGTTTGAATGTCTTCCCTCCATAGGTTGAATTAAGAAGGAAGGAAAAGCGTTTGTTGGATGCCTGGGTGAGTTTGTAACGGGGTATCTTGCTTTCATGCCCGGTTTCGTCCGTTTCCGTCACGTATTCCGTACGTGCGTCAATAAGAGATTCAAATGAGTTGCGTTCAATGCAGATTTCTATGATTTCGTCCCATTTGATTTCTCCGTATGTTTCACCGGGCTTCAGGCGTGCCGCCGCCGTTTGCACCAAGTCGCGCATGTCCTGAAGGTTTTGGTCTCCGCCTCCGTATATTTCATCAGGACGTTCCCCGAACGGATCGCCAATGCCAAGCAGGGAGACAATGCCCGCAATAATGGATGATGTGCGTTGAAACCCTGCTCTTGTTTTGTCCGGCATGGGCCGTTTTTGCTCTATCCAGTTGCGAACAAACGCATGCAGGCAGGCCAGAAGTTCCGCCCGGTTGCCGGAGTCCTGAATGGTTTCAAGGTCAATGACGCGCTGAACTGTCCGGTCCTGGGGATTGGATTCTGTCAAATTCAAGTCGCATATCAGCAGCCGGGAAGCAAGGTCTGTGTTCCACTCCAGGGAGTTTCCGGTGATGAAGACGGTGGCGCAGTTTTGCTTGGTAACAAGAGATTGCGTATGAAATGGGCGTATGTCTTGGGAGACGGAAGAAATGAAGGATTCTAAACAAGTAGATTGCAGCTTGCCGCGCAGGTTGTCAAAATAGACGTAGGGCGCGCGGGTGTTGAGGATGGTGTTCAAGACGCCCTGAAGCTTTTCGTCGTCATAATACCATGGATGTTTTGCGTTATTGTTGTACGTGATGCCGGTGGCAAGGTCTGCCAATAGTGATTTGCCGGATCTTTGAGAATTGGAGGTATAGACATAACCAAGTCGAGGTGAGGACAAGGGGAGCATGGCGGATGCGTACAGGGCGACGCAGGCGCAGGTATGGACCGCAAATGAGCGGGATGTGGCGGATGTGGCCCGTTCCTGGAGGTCAGAGGAAGACCAGTCCAGAAAGGGGAATTCTTTATGCCAGTTGCGCCAGATAAGCAAGGCTTGCTCCAACGGCATTTCCGTGTCGTAGTCCACGGCGGTTTTCAGGGTGTAGATCTTACTTACCGGATCATAGCCGCGTTGGTTGAGGTGGTAGGAGCCATTAGGGAGCATGGCCGGGGTGATTTGGTCGTGGATTTTGATCAATTCCGGGATGGCCGTGAGGAATTCCATGGATGAAAGGGTGAGCTTTGCTAGCGGTTCCTTCATGGGCTGGTAAACGAGCGTTGAATCATCTTTGGAGCGGAAAGCGCACGGGCAGATATATTTTTCCGCAGCGGAAATGAAATTGTTGGGGTTAAGGTACACGGTTTTGCTGTCGTCTGTGATATACACAGGAGAGCCGGCCAGATTATAAATAGGGGCATTGGCGCGTTGGAGGGCTATGGCAACGCGTTCGCACCATTGGGGGGTTGTCGTGCCATTTTTGGAGGGCATGGCAACTTTGATTCTGCCGTCCGGCGTAAGGTCGTCTCCGGCAGGGGCGGGGCCTGGTTGCTCCAGACCGGCCAGAAATTGCTGAAGATCCGCGCCGGAGGCGTTGATTAGCAAATTTTGTAATTTGAGAATAAGTTCTTGGGGGGAAGTCATTTTTTGGGAGGGAGTAAGGGGGTGAGAGATTGGAGGGCAGCATTGAGGCCGTAGGTGGTGCAGGCTGCGGCGGCTTGCTGGATCAAGGGCAACGGCCATTCATCCGGCCGGGCGACGATTTCCGCGGCGCGGGTTGTCCAATCCTGTTCTACATTGCGGAGCGGAGTGGCGTAGAGCAGGGGGCGCAAGGTGGGGCGCGGGTTGAAATACAGGAGTTCCTGAAGCTTTTTCTCGCCGTTTACGGTGCGATAGCAGCCGGGCAGGCGCGGCATGACAAGATGGTTTGTGAGTGCCTGAACGTCCGCGCCAATGAGGGCTAAGGCGGGCTTTATCTGGTCCACATAGCCGCGCCATTCTTCGTGTGTGGCCGCCTCCAGCCGAAAGAGTACATGTAGAGAGCGAGAGCCGGAGAAGGTGATGGAGACAATGGGGAGAGGCAAAGTAATGAGTGCCTGGAGCCATTGTTTTGCGTTGTCCATTTGATCTGATTCCAGCAAGGCATGACGCCAGGTGAGGACGCATTCTGAAGAGCGGCGGCTTTTTTTTCCGTCCTTGACGCGGAAAAATCCGTCCACGGGTTGCCCCAGGAAGATAATGCCTTCCGGTGCAGCCGTGGGAATGTGTTTGGCCTGATCTGGCCAGAGGCATTGACCTTGCGTTTTTCGGTCGGCAAAAATGATTGTTTTTTCGCCGCGTGCCGTATCAAACAGGGCGCGTAAATATATATCCGGCGTAACTATGGCCGGATCTGTGGCGGAGATGTTGGCGAGAAAATAGCGGGATAATACTGGAGCCCCTTTTTCCGCCAGGGTGGCAATGACTGAAGAATCAAGCTGCGGGACTGGCGGCGGCCCTGTGGGGGCCTTGGGTGGCGGGTTGTATTTGGCTGGTCCCTTGGCTATGCGTTTAGAGGGGGGCAAGGTAGCCGGTTCTGGTTTTTTGCGTCCCTGGGATTTGTCGGTGCCGTAGTTACCCTTGGGGCGGCGCGCCGCGTCTTCCAACTTGCGCCGGAGTTCCTTTTCATTCCAAGGCGGTTCGCACCGGGCGTTAAATGATAACAGGATAGGCCAGGCTTCATCCAAAGATAGATTGTAGTCGTTTACAAGGATGCGGCATGCGCGGAAGGTTGCCGCATGGCCGCCAGAACCGGAAACAGCCGGTTCCAGGGTATCAATATGTTTTTGTGCGCGGGTGATGGCGTCCATGGTCAAAGGTCAAGATTGAGTTCCGGGTGTTTGCGTGTGCGGTGGGCGGGGGTGTCCTGCTTCTTTTTCCTGCGGCGTTTCTTTTGGGCCTTCCGGCTGGTCCAGGAAACTTGTGCGAGCTTGTGCAGGGCGGTTTTACCGTATTTGTCGATAAGAGCTTGAGCTTGGGCGGGTGTTAAGGAGTCCAGGAAAGCGTTGCAGGCATGCGCCCGCATGGATGATGCGCTGATTGTGTCGCTGGTTAGCAGAGCGAGATCGGAATGAGACAAGTTTTTTACTGATTCCGGGCAGTATAGTTTGGCGAGTTTGTAAACATTCCGGGTGACGCGTTGCGGGTGGTAGCCGTTACGGAAGATGATAGTGAAAATTCCGATAAGGATATGCAGGCGGGCGTCCGCTATTTCTTCTTTCACCACGTCAAGCTGATGATGATTCAAACCGCATTCATAGAGTTCTTTTGAGAGTTCAGGGAGGATGGGAGCGGCATCAAAAGGCGCATTCCATTGTTCCTGCGTTTCGCCGTAGGCGTGCAGCAGGTAGTCCAGCCAATCGCCGTAAACGTGTATAACAGAGGGGCTGGAACTCATAATGCACCCTCCTTCCAAGACAAGGCTTGCTCCAAAAGTGGAACTAAAAACAAGATGTTTACTACATTTTTTACTACGCTAAAGGCGTAAAATGTTGAAAGTAAACATGGAGGCAGGAGCGGGAATCGAACCCGCGAATAACGATTTTGCAGACCGTCGCCTTACCACTTGGCTACCCTGCCGCTGATGCTGTGCGCGGATACTAGGGAAAAGAACCGCGGGTGTCAATCTCGTTTTTGGAAAAGATGCTTTGTTTTTAAGTGAAGGACTCTCTGGAAACAGCCTTTTTCTTTGGCGGAACGGACAGAGAAGGAGAGAATGCTTGTTTTTTAAGGCATCATGATTGTGCGGCGGAATGCCGCCCGTGCCTGTTGTCAGATCTATATGGAGCAACTTTGTTCCAAAATGGCGTGAATCAGGATATAAAAATGCACCAGGAGTTTTTTTGCAAGTTCACGGCAGCACGTAAAATTAGAGGGGAGGTCGTTCCTCTTCGTTCCGAATGAGGGGGGACTACGCGTTAAACGTGTTGATGGGTTCAGGGAACGCCGCCAGAATACCGGAAGGCTGATGGTTCAGTCTTTCCAAAAAGTAAACAACAACAATAGCAATGAACAATTATATACCAATCAACAAGGCAGTTAATCCCGTCTGCATTTATCAAGGGAATGAGCCTCTTATCAGCAAGACGCTCGGAGTTGACGCGATGACGTTCAACTTTGACGGTTCGGCGTGTGAACACGCCACTTGCGCCGGAGCGCCGGAAATGTTCATCAAGGTCGAGGAAGACGGCCTGTACTATTTCGGCGTGGAAGCCGACGACACAGGCAGCCTGACGATTGCCGGTGAGCAAGCTATAAAAAAGGATGGGACACCACCCAACGGCAAGCTGAATATTGAAACCGATTCCAGGTACCTGAAAGCGGGCTATTACAAGGTGGCCCTGTCGTGGACCAACAACGCCTACACCCCCGTCAGCAACAATGCCATTGCATTCAACGTTACCATGGATACCAAACCTATTACGGAAGGGAAGTATGAAGGCAACTCGACGATGAAGCGCGAATTCTCGTCGTCCCCCAAAATCAAATTGTGGACGATTGAAAAGGAATCCACTATCACCTGTGAGCCATCCAAGGAAGTGGAACTGGAATTTGAGAAACCGGAACCCGTCTATTTGGAAGGGAATGGTGACTGCAATGTAAGTAGCTTGAGACCTAAGATTTGCGTAACGGTTTGCAAAGATGAATCGGAAAACGTATGGAGGTGTCGTGTTGTTTCCGTTTCTGCCGGAGCCAAGCTAACTATGTATGAAGGCATTTACGTGAATCCCTATGTTGATCCCCCTCTCAATGAAGAAGAAGCCACCGAAGCGGTCAACGAAATGAACGGTTATCAATCTCGTGCAGAAGTTGGAACATGGCACACGCCGCAGGCTTCCCTCGCCCACGAAGAACACCACCGCCGTCAATGGGAGGATGCCTACAAGTTCTACTGGAAGGACTCCAAAATACAGGAAATGCTTGAAAAGCAGACTATCTCCTGCGACAAAGAACCGAACATGGATGAAGCCGTGAAGTTCATGCAGGCTCTTGCCAATGAAATGGCATTGGACCTTTGGAAAGAAACGTCAGACTATGTACTGGCGTTGCCGGATGATGCCAATGACAGACCCTATTGCGCCGGACAGGAAGTCCTGAACGAGGCAACCGCCTATGTCATTCGTCTGGCCGACGCGATGGGGTGGAACAATGTGCCCAGGTTTATCACGAAACCTGGAACGATCGAGCCTCCCTGTTTCATGCCTCCGGTCAGAGAAGGTGAAACCCGCAGCATGGCTGTTGCGGAGGAACCGGCGCCCTTGATCCTCTCCATGGCGGATACTTCCCAATTCACGGAAGGCAAAATCACAGTCCGCTTCCGCAACGAAGGAAACGAGCCTGTCCGGATTCCGGACGAAATCAACGACGAAACGTCCGATTTCTTTTTCGTGACGGTGTTGAGGACGCAACAGGGGAAAATGCGCATCCTGAACAGGGAAATTGGCACCATGACCTTCCAGCGACCCTTGAACTACCGGGAGCTTGCACCCGGTCAGGAATACAGCGTCACGATTCCGGTATGCCTGGATGAAGTCGATCTGGAAGGCTGGAAACAATGTTCTTGTGAACTCGAAACGCGCTACTATAATCAGCAGGGTAAGGATTGTTTCCTGGGCGTTCTCCGGGCAACGGCCAAGCTCGCGCTGCAATGAAAAAAATCTTCCGGTATTTAATACTTCTGGCAAGCCTGTCCCTCCATGCCGCGGCATGGGGGGACATGGCCGACAACGGAGTGGAATGTTCCGTGGTGATGGAAAAAACCGAGTTTGACGCGAGGGCGGCCTTCCCTGACTTCAAGCTGGTGTTCACGAACAAGGGCGAAAAGACCGTGCGTCTGTTCGATGATTTCTATCCCCTCAAGGATAACGGCCCGAATATTTTCATAAAGATTTTTCAAAAACAAACACGAGGGCAGAAGAAAGAAGCTGCGTGGTACAACCCCAGGTATCAAATTGAGCGAGGACGTTTCTTGAACTTCATTGCGCTGAAGCCCGGAGAAAAGCATGAAGTGCTCATTAAGGATGCGTACCTGCTAATGCTCTATCTTAAACCTTTTCGCCGTCTTATCAATGGTGAGAAATATGAGTTGGAAGTAATCTTTCGTGACGGATATGGAGAGCCCGGTGTTCGGAGGAAGTATGTAGGAAGAAAAGATTTTTCCGTGGTCGATCAATCGCCCTGGAGATAGTGAGACATTTTATTACAAGGTGGCTTTAAAGTATGAGAATAACGCTTACGATCCCTCTAGTGGCAATGCGGTCGCGTTCAACGTCACGATGTACAAGGAACCTATCCAGGAAGGGAAGTACGAAGGGAACTCGACGATGAAGCGCGAATTCTCGCCTTCTCCCAAAAGCTCGCGCTGCAATGAAAAAAATCTTCCGGTATTTAATACTTCTGGCAAGCCTGTCCCTCCATGCCGCGGCATGGGGGGACATGGCCGACAACGGAGTGGAATGCTCCGTGGTGATGGAAAAAACCGAATTTGATGCGAGGGCTGCCTTCCCGGACTTCAAGCTGGTGTTCACGAACAAGGGCGAAAAGACCGTGCGTCTTTTCGATGACTTCTATCCTCTCAAGGATAACGGTCCGCATATTTCCATAGAGATTTTTTGGAAATTGACAAAAGAGAAAAAGGAAAAGGTAGCAGCATATTACCCTCATTATTGCATTGAGCGAGGACAGTTCTTGAACTTCATCACGTTGAAGCCGGGAGAAAGACATGAAGTGCTCATCAAAGATGCGTATCTGTTGATGCACTATTTTGGGCCTTCACGCCGCCTTCGCAATGGTGAGAAATATGAGTTGGAAGTAATCTTTCGTGACGGATATGGAGAGCCCGGTGTTCGGAGGAAGTATGTAGGAAGAAAAGATTTTTCCGTGGTCGATCAATCGCCCTGGAGATAGTGAGACATTTTATTACAAGGTGGCTTTAAAGTATGAGAATAACGCTTACGATCCCTCTAGTGGCAATGCGGTCGCGTTCAACGTCACGATGTACAAGGAACCTATCCAGGAAGGGAAGTACGAAGGGAACTCGACGATGAAGCGCGAATTCTCGCCTTCTCCCAAAAGCTCGCGCTGCAATGAAAAAATCTTCCAAATTTTAGGGCTTTTGGCCAGCCTGTTCTTCCATGCTCCTGCATGGGGGGATATGGCCGATAACGGGATTGAATGTTCCGTGGTGATGGAAAAGGCTTCGTTCGATCCAAGAGCCGCTTTTCCGGACTTCAAGCTGGTGTTTGCCAATAAGGGAGAAAAGGCTGTGCGTCTTTTCGACGACTTCTATCCTCTCAAGGAACGCGGGCCGAATATGATCATCAAGATATGGAGTAAGGGAAACGGAAAGAAGGGAAAAAGGCCAACGGCATGGTATCTTCCCTCCTATCAAATGGAGCGTGTCGCGAATCTTATGCGCTTTATTACTCTAAACCCCGGAGAGAAACATGAAGTGCCTGTCAAGGATGCATACCTGCTGCTGACCTGTTTACAACCTCTGGCCAGCGGGAAAATATACGAATTGGAAGTACGTTTCCGGGACGGATATGGAGATCCGGATGCCCGGAGGGAGTATGTGGGGAAAAAGGATTTTATCGTCATTGATCAAACTCCCAGGTGAATTTGAAAAATTAATATAGCCCCGTTCATGAAATATGAACGGGGCTTTTTTGTGGAGGGGAGGCAAACCCCTTCTTTGGAATTTTAAACTATGAAGCCTGTGCTAAGGGGTATTCAGGGAATGAAATTTGAATGCTGAAATAAACGACGATGGACAGCAGGGGGACTCGTTTTTCCTGTAAATCCAGGGAAGGGATATTTCCGTAACATGGACGGGGAAAGTTTCAGGAGCCGGTTGTGTCCGCCCGTGCAGTGTAAAGGCCGCTGTCAGACTGGCGGTGACTCCGCATTGATGCAAATGGTTCGTACGCGTTTTCTAACGGCTGGATAGAAGTTGTTTCAACTCCGGAAGGCGAAAGTGCAGCGGAGGAAGTTCTTGCTCAAGCTCAGCTGATTTTTCTTTTCTCAGCATTTCAGCCCGTTCTTCCAGTTTTCGGGCTTCTGCCAGAATTTTGCGTATTTCCTGCCGGCCCCGGCCTATATGGGCGACGGCCCGGGAAGGATCCGGAGTAAAATCCGGTCCTCCCTTAAGATATTTTTCAAAGTATTGCTGGTAGCGTTCCGCCAATTCCATTCCTCTGGCAAAAAGCTTGCGGTCTTCTTCCACATAGGCCGTCACGGCGGGATCCACGTTTTTCGTGCTCAGGTCCGCCAGTTCTTCGTCCCTTTCCCGCAACAGGTCAGCCGCATCCCTGCTGCTTTCTTCCAGGCCCGGAAGGGTAGGGTTCTTTTTCAGTTTCAGGAGGCGTTGCACCAGTACGTCGCTTTTTTCCGAGTATTCCGTATTGATGTCCGCCGCCTTTTTCCAGTAGGAGACGGTAGGATCACCGCAGGAGACCATCAGGAACGCGGCCAGCATAGGGAGCATGCGCCGCAGGAAAACAGGGGCATTCATTTATCCTTTGTAGCATGCCCCAGGCGGGAATCAAGGGTGTTTTCCGTTTTCCCTGTTGCTGTTTCGCGTTGAAAAGCGGTGAAGCTTAATTGATTTCAATTCCGGAGTTTTTCTTTTCCACCGGAGGGGGCATTTCCACCACGCCGCAGCTGTTTCCGGGGGTCAGCAAAATTTCTACTTCCAGAGGCAGGGTCGTATCCGCCAGCAGCCCTTCCGGGATGGATATGCCTATGGGAGCGGAGCTTTTGCCGGGCAGCACTTCCTGGGGGGAAATGATATCCAGAATGAGGCGCCCATGTTGGAGAATATTGATTTTACTGATGGAGAAGGCATCCTTCAGGCTTGTGTTGTGCAGAGTAACGCCCTTGAGCTGGGACGGGGCGAACGGCCCTGGAATAGTGAAGCGCAGAATGGTGTTTTTTTCTCCGGTAAGAGGAAGGGGAAGCCAGTACGCCGCGATAGGCGCGTTGGGATTCAGGCTGTCCGTGGAGTAGGAAGATCCATTGAGGCGTTCCATCATCAGGCTGGAAAGTTCCGGGGAGGCGGGTACGCCCCAGCCCTGGGAGTACATGAGGGAAAGCAGGTACAGGGCCTCCTGGTCCCGGTATTGGACCGCCATTCTCAGGAAACGCGCTGCCTGGGCGTAATCCCGGGAGGCAAGGGGAGGCTGCTGGGGAATGCGGGGAAAATAGGAGGGGATGTCCATGAGCAGGATGCCCAGCTCTTTCATGGCTTCATAGCACCCTCCTGTGGCGGAACGGTAAAGCCATTCCACGCCTTCTTCCGGCCTGGAACCGCCGGGACAGTCCGGAGACATGAGGGTTTTCCCCAGTGCCTGCTGGGCTATCGGGTAGCCGGCTTTGGAAAGTTGCTCCAGGGCCGGCAGCATGCCCGGCATGGAACTTGCCTGGTCGAGAATATTTTTGTTCTCCGGGGAGGGCGCGGCGATTGCCGCCACAAGATTTTTGTAGGCCGGGTCATGGAGCAGGGCTGGTTCCGGCACGGGAGGAGCAGCGATGAAACGGATTTTCGGGAAGGCTTCCTCCGTGCGTTTCGTCTCGTTTTTGAAACATGCCATTTGCATGGGAACAGCCTGGTGGGCGGCATTTTCAAAGGAGTACGTGTAGGTGCGGTCCGTGGACAGTTCCGGAAGTGCGGGAAAGAAAAAGGTGGAGGTGGATTGCCCCGGCACCGTGAAGGAGGGGACGGCATTGATGGAGCGGTCTACCAGGACGCCGTTGGAGTCCCGGATGGTGAGGTACAGTTTTTCCCCGTTTGCTGCCGGGGGAATGATTTGGAGATAAATGCAGGAGATGCGCAGTTTTTCCGGCAGGATGGGAGGAAGCCCGGAACGGGTCAGGATGGTGTCGTCAAGGCGCAAACGGAACTCCGTCAGCGACCGCGGTTCCAGCGCCGCGTCTTCCGTTATTTTGAGTTCCGGAATGCGGATGGATGCCAGATCCCGTGGCGGCGGTTCCGGTTCTCCCACGTTGGAGCTTGCCGCGGGCTGCTGGATGGCTTCCTTGATGGTATTGATGGTAGTGCCCATAGGGGCTTTTTTCATGTAATCCAGCAGATAAAATGCTCCCGCTCCCAGCAGGATGGTGCATGCGCTTCCTACCAGCAGGGACATCATGTGGCGGTTGCGGCGAAGAGCGCGTGCGGACTGCCTGCGTGAGGCGGAATGAAGACCGTCCGTTCCGGTGGCGGCCTTTCTGCTGCCGATGTTTTTCCCGGCGCCGGGAGTTGGCATTCCTTCCGGATGGGCATGGCGGAGGTCTGCCGGGAGGACTTGAATAGTGGCGGAGGATTCTTCCCCGGAAATGGCGCAAATGTCGTGAATCCATTCGCCGGCAGTCTGGTAACGGCAATTGATCTGGGGGGCCAGCGCCTTGTCCAGGGAAAGCAGGAACTGCCTTGAATAATAGCGGGTGAGCACGGGATCGCTGTGCAGCGGCTGCATTTCATCTTCCGCCAGGCGCGCTTCCGCGCGGTCCGGAGGATTTCCTGTAAGCAGGGCGTAAAAAGTGGCCCCTACGGAATAGAGATCGCTCCACGGGCCGATATTCGTTTTGCCCAGCGCCTGTTCCGGGGAGGAATACCCCTGGGTGGTCAGGACGGTGGCGGCATGAAGTTTCAGGGCATGCCGTGCCGCTCCGAAGTCGATCAGCACGGGCGTGCCTTCCTCCGTCAGCAGGATGTTGCCGGGTTTGATATCCCGGTGGTAAATGTGCCGGGAATGGAGATAGTCCAGAATCCGGAGCAGGCGCGTCAGCAGCCCCTTGAGTTCGTCTTCCGTATACCGGTGCCCGGTGCTGTGAAGTTTTTCCCCCAGATAATCCAGGGAAAGGCCGGTAATATGCTCCATGGCGAAGTAGGCCGTGCCGTTGGCTTCAAAGACGGAAAGGATTCTGACGATGCCGGGGTTGTTGAGCTCCGCCAGCGTCTGAGCCTCGCTCAGAAAGCTTTTCAGAGCCCAGGTGTAATTTTCCAGATCGTGTTCATTATTGGGCCGGATATGCCCGGTCAGAGGGTCCCGGTAGGAGTATCTTGAAGGGAAGTTTTCCTTGATAACCACGTTGCGGTTCAGGAACAGATCCTTCGCCAGGTATGTGATGCCAAAACCTCCGCTACCCAGGACGCGGATGATTTCATATTGTTCCAGGCGCGTGCCGGGAGCCAGCTCCCGCTGGTAAACGAAAAAGGCCCCTTTTTCTTCCGCATGGGGCAGGGGCGGACGTCCGGGCAGAATCTGTTCCAGGCCTGTCGTCGGAGCGGGAGGCGGGACTTGCCCTGTCACCCGGGGCTGGTCGTCTGGCTGGCCTTCTTCTGCTGGCATGAGGGGAAAGTTCCTGAAACGGAGCTGGAGCATTCTTATATGCCGTGGAAGTCAAGTCAAGGGGAATGCCTGTTTTCCTCCGTCTCCGGGGGGGCGGTATGGAAGATGTTTTCCTGACGTTAAATGGACGCAACAAACCCGGAAGGCAAAATGAAGGAGGAAGTTTTCTGCGGTGCCCTTTCTGCCTGTTCCTCTCGCAGAGGTTTGCGGCATTCCGGGAAGCTTGTTTCTTCAAATGTTCAGGGTTTATGGCGTTTGATGAATTCCCGGGCTGCTTTCAGGTAGGCGTCCGCCGCAGCTCCGGAAGGATCGTGTTCAAAAATGGTGTGGCCGAAACTGGGGGCCTCCCCCAGCCGGATGGAACGGGGGATGACCGTTTTGTACAGCATCTGGGGCAGATGCCGTTCCACCTGGTCGATGACCTGGCGGGAAAGATTGGTGCGGCCGTCATACATGGTCATCAGTACTCCTTCATGCCGAATGCGGGGATTGGCGCCGCTGGCGCAGATTTGCGCCGTCACGTGCAGAATCTTGGCCAGCCCTTCCAAACCGAACCATTCGCATTGGAGGGGAGTCAGCACTTCGTCGCAGGCGGCCAGGGCGGAGGTCATTAAAACGCCCAGGGAAGGTGGCGTGTCCATGATGCAGTAATCATAGGTGTCTGACTCCCGCAGGGGAGCGAGCGTTTCCCGGAGGCGGGTCAGATGGTTGCCGGAACGGGCCAATTCTATTTCCACGCCGGCCAGGTCCATGGTGGAGGGGATGATATCCAGCCGTTTCCTGCCGGAAGGCAGGATGCACTCTTCCGCCGGAAGCTGGCCGAGCAGGGCCGGATACAGGCTGGGCATGTCTTTTCCGTCAATGCCCATGCCGCTGGTGGCATTGGCCTGCGGGTCCAGGTCAATGACAAGGATTTTCTTTTTCAGCTGAGCCAGGGCGGCAGCCATGTTGATGGCCGTAGTGGTTTTTCCCACTCCCCCCTTCTGGTTGGCGATGGCGATGATTTTCATTCAGGAAAAGGATGCGGAAAAATGGTAGCATAACGGGAGGCCCTTTCAATCATTTTCCCGGAGAGCCGGAAGCTCTCTCAAGCCTCAGGGCTTTCCCCCTTGGGGGGGCGGTGTGTTTCAGAGGGGGAAAGAGCGGGGAAAACCGCTGCCGCAGATACGGCGTCAGGGAGCTGTTGGAATGGCGGGGCGTTCGGAAGACAGGATAAGACGGAAGCCCAGCGCGTTATCCCTCGTATTTTCCGGCAGGGGAGTGCGGATGGAAGTGGTGAGCTGTTTGGGGCGGAAGGACAGGTAGCTGCCTCCGCGGGCGACGCCGTAGTTGCGGATGGGGAGGGATTCCGGCCCCCCGTAGGAATCGTCTACCCATTCCATGACGTTTCCTTCCAGGTCGTACAGGCCCAGGTGGTTGGGCGGAAAGGTTTTTACGGGGGCCGTATACGGCTGTCCGTCGTTATATCCTACGATAACGCGGGAGGACGGCAGGTAAATCAGGGCGGACTGGTCCGCAAAATTTCCCGTTTTATCAGGCGGCGGCCATGAATACCCCCACGGGAAGGCTTCCCGGGAGTTTTCATGAGGCAGCGTCTTTTCATAGGGGGAGGCTCCCTGTTCATCCGTCAGACGCACCCAGGAACTCCATTCCTCATCCTTGGGAAGACGGTAGGAGTCGTGCTGATCAATCAGGCCCAGGGCCCGCTCTTTGCTGGTAAGCCATCTGGCGAAGGCGCGCGCATCCTGCCTGCTGACATTCACCACCGGGTGGTCTTCTCCCTGGGGAAAGCCGGGCCGGGCCGGAGCTTTCCTTCCGGTAGCTTTCAGGAATTCCTGAAAGTCCTTTACGCGCACTTCGTGGGTCATGACCAGAGCATTTCCTCCCACAGGGACCAGTTTGATGCCCAGGCTGTTGGTCCAGGGCGAGCCAAAAACGACAGACTTGTCCGGTTCCAACTGCAGGGAAAGGTATAAGTCCTGCGGATCCAGCCCCCTGCGACGCATGGTGGCGTGCCCCGGCAGTTTGATTTCAATGACGTAGGGAACCTGGTTGACGTATTCTTCAATGGGGGTACGTCCGATGAGCCTGTTATTGAAAAAGACGCTGGCTCCCGGCGGGTTAGTGGTGACGGTAATGGGCACCTGGAACACGCGGGTGACATTCAGGACGTAGGCATTGTGGTTTTCCGTGCTGCCGGAAGCCTGCGGAACCGGATCCGCATTGATGGAAAATTCCTTGCCCAGCAGCCCCTCCCGCTCGCATTTCTTATTCAGCCACGCCAGGTAGGCCGTGATGCCGTCCTGCGTGAGCAGGGCCACATCTTTCTCCGGATGCTCCGGTTCCGTCTGTTCCCTTTTCATCTGGAAGTTCCCTTTCTGGCGGTCCTCCTTCAGAAATTTGTTGAACAGGGCGGCGGTAAGGGGGCCTTGCGCCACATGGCGCGTTTCTGCGGGCAGGTACGTAACACCCTCCGTATCCTTCCAGGGCTGGCTGTCCGTAGGGGGATGGTACTCCTTCAGTACGCCGCCCAGGGCCAGCGTGGCCCCTCCTTTGACGGTTCCCGCCTCTTCTTTGTCCGCAAACCCCGATTTCTTGATGGTATAGGCTACCGGGGAGCCGGAAGGCAGTTCAATGGGGCCATAGGGAGTTTCATCCAGATAGTTGCCGTCCGCATCATACACGGACGCTCCCGCCGGGGAGCTGGTCACCAGCACGTATCCGGTCCGGGATTCTTCTTCCGGAGCGGATGAGTGGATATCCGGATGAATATCCGAGGCAGGTTCCTCCGGCGGATGCTGGCTGTTGTTGAGCCATAAAGCCCCCCAGTAGGCAGTCAGGGCTCCGGCGGCGGCTGCAGCCAGAAGTTGGAGGGCCCGTCTGAGTTTGCGGCGTTTCTTTTTCTTCTGAAGACGGAAACGGGAAGGCACTTCATATCCCCGGAGGGCGTCTATTTTTTCCGCCAGCTCCTCTGCGGAATCAATGGGGCATTCTTCAATGCGGGGTTCCGCCGCCTGGCAAATGATGGTGTTGAAGGCCTGCCATTTCTTGCGCACGGTGCCTTCCGGCAAGTCATCCGGGAGTTCGGGAAAATCCATGCGGTCCTTTCCCGTGCTGATTTCATACAGAACCTTGGCCAGCGCGTAAACGTCCGCCCGCCGGGTGCCGGGGCCGTCGGGGGGGATGAATCCCTCCGTCCCTACAAAGCTGCGCTGGTCCAGATGGGCCACCAGGCCTATGTCCGCCAGTTTGGGGCGCCCGTTGACAAAGATGACGTTCGCCGGCTTGATGTCCCGGTGCGTCAGGTTCTTGCTGTGCAGGTACAGCAGGGCGTGGGCCAGCTGGCTGCCTACCTCCAGGCAGTAATCCAGGGGCAGAGGCTTGTTGCCGGAAAACTTCTTGTCCGTCTGGAGCGTGCGCGGAATATATTCGTCCGGTGTAATATGAACTCCGGTGCGGGCGTCGTCGCCCAGTTCCATGACGTAATAATAAAACGGGGAATCCTGGTCATGCCTCCCTACATGCAGGATATGGACCAGCCCCGGATGGTTGCGGGCGATGGGTTCATACTGGAGAATGCCCTCAAATTCCCGGTTGAAAGAGCGCTCGTCTTCAAAATCCTCCCTCCATACGATTTTGACGGCGCGCCACGCCCCGGTCAGGGATTTTGCCAGCCATACTTCTCCGTACGCGCCGCTCCCTATCTGGCGCACAACTTCATGGTCCGGAATGGAGGGAGTGGGACGCACCACCCGCTTGACGGGCAGCGTCGGCAGGTTGCCGCCGGACATGGGTGATGCGTCCGAAGCCATGGAAAGCGCGGGAATCAGGAAATAACGCCCAGGTTTTTACCTACCTTGCAGAAGGCCTCAATCGCCTTGTCCAGCTGTTCGCGGGTATGGGCCGCAGAAATCTGCGTGCGGATGCGGGCCTGTCCCTTGGGAACGACGGGATAGAAGAAGCCGACGGCGTACACTCCTTCGTCCAAAAGCTGGGCGGAGAATTTCTGGGACAGGACGGCATCCCCCAACATGACCGGGGAAATGGGGTGGTCCTTGCCGCCGATGGTGAATCCGGCTCCCGTCATGGCGTCACGGAAATACTTGGTATTGGCTTCTACGCGGTCGCGCGCTTCCGTGGACTGTTCCAACAGGTCCAGCACTTTGATGGAAGCGGCTACGATAGCCGGGGCCACGCTGTTGGAGAACAGGTACGGGCGCGCCTTCTGGCGCAGGACATCCACTACTTCCTTCGGGCCGGAGACGTAGCCGCCGGAAGCGCCTCCCAGTGCCTTGCCCAGGGTACCGGTGGTGATGTCTATATGGCCGAACAGTCCACGGTATTCATGCGTGCCGCGGCCCTTTTCGCCCAGGAAGCCCGTGGCGTGGCAGTCGTCAAAGTGGACAATGGCATTGTACTTGGCTGCCAGCTCGTGAATCTTGTCCAGCTGAGCAATGATGCCGTCCATGGAAAAGACGCCGTCCGTGGAAATCAACTTCACGCGCGCTCCGGCGGCGTCCGCTTCCTGGAGCTTGGCTTCCAGGTCTGCCATGTCGTTGTTGGCATAACGGAAGCGCTTGGCTTTGCAGAGGCGCACGCCGTCAATAATGGAAGCGTGGTTCAGGGAATCGGAAATAATAGCGTCGTCTGCAGTCAGGAGGCCTTCAAACAGCCCGCCGTTGGCGTCAAAGCAGGAGGGAAACAGAATCGTGTCTTCCGTGCCGAGAAATTGGGTAAGACGTTCTTCCAATTGACGGTGAAGGGTCTGCGTGCCGCAGATAAAACGCACGGACGCCATGCCGAAACCCCACTGGTCGATGGCTTTCTTGGCGGCTTCCATCACTTCCGGATTATTAGCAAGGCCCAGATAATTATTGGCGCACATGTTGATGACGGAGCGTCCGTCCTTCAGCGTCACCTGGGAGTACTGCTGGGAGGCGATAAAGCGTTCTTCCTTGTAAAGTCCTTCCGCACGCAGTCCGTCCAGGGTGGAAGTGAGGATGTTTTTGAATTCGGGGGTATACATGTTGAATAATGGAATATGAATTGAAATAGTCAGCAAGTGAACGATCAAGGATCACACGGTTGCTCCCGCATCATTATCACAACGGAAGCGGGAGGAAAAGCTTAAAGAATACGGCTTGATGCCCGGAGGCGGGAGCCGTCCTTTCCCCGTGCAAAGTAAAAAAGCGGCAAGGGCGCAGGCATCCGCGCATTACCTGAAAAAGAAGGCAAAACATCGGAAAAATCAGCATTTCCCGGATACCGGGCAAAAAGAAAAGCCCACGCCCGTTTACGGAAAAGGGATTTGATGCACCAGTGGATATTCGGATGCGCTTGGAAAAAATAAAGGCCGGAGCTGATTTGCTCCCTTAAACCTCCATTACCGGTCCGGTTATGCAACCATCCCCCCCGTTTTCTTACGAAGCCGCGGATTTGGCTGAATTCCAGCCCTTCGCATGAACCTCAAGCCGGAACCGGTTTCCGGCAGGGAGAACTTTCCTTTTTCTGGACGCCATGGGGAAATCTCTGCGATGCTGGCGTCCGGAGCAATTCCTATGATCCGTTTCAGGATACCTGGAGGGAAGGAGATGAATATGATGTATCCCGGTACAAGGGGAAAGGTCCATTTTTTTCGGAAGCCGGCCCTTCAACGTTAGCTGCTGTTCAGAATGGTCTTCAGGGGCAAATGCCCCCTCTTTGCCCCCCACCTTCAGGTGAATTTCAGGGAATCTTTTCTGGAGCGCCGGGCAGTACTGTTTCCCCCTCCTTCTGAATCTGTTGCCTCCGTGGGGAAGGACGGAATAAAAAAAGTTCAGCGTTCCCCATCCGGCTTAAAGGGAGGAGGCCGCAACCTGGGGTTTCTTGGCGGTTCAATCCCCGGTTTTCAGGGAAAATTCCATCATCCGGTCCCCCTCGAACGTGAAAAACGCCTCAAACCGTTTCCCGTCCAGCATGGCGGGCAGCCAGAACCGGTCATCCTGCCACATGAGGTCATAGGGAATCCCGTCCACCGGACACCAGAAGGGCTCCGCCTCGGGGGTTTCCGTGGGGGTGCCTGTAAAAGACGTCGCCATAAACACATGGCAGCGGATTTCCGGAATGGTGCCGCAGGCAAAGGAAAAATTCAGCACGCCCATTTCCCGGGCATCCTCAATATCAATGTGAAGCTCTTCCCGAACTTCCCGCAAAACGCATTGCAGGGCCGTTTCCCCCGGTTCAAACTTTCCGCCGGGGCCGTTCACCTTGCCCGCGCCGATTCCCCTCTTTTTGCGTATCAGGAGAATCCTTCCTTTCTGCACCACGAACATTAACGTGGCGAGAATATCGGGGGTCCACTGTGCGGGCCATTGAAAGCCGCTGCTTTTTTCTTGCATGGGCGCATATTACAGGATGGGAAGGGAATCATGAAGAAAAATGCGGAATACTGTGACCATCACACATGCTTGAAAAGGGTTGAATTCTCTTAAAGAAGCTTGAAATGCCTTGAAAATGCGTGTTTGTTGCGGAGGAATGGGAGGGAGCAGAAGAAGTCGCGCCCATAAATGCCCGTAAGGGGGCATTTCCTGAGTGGAGGGCGTTAGGGATATATGCCATACTTGTTCACATTCGGATGCTCCATCAACCTTCGAGGTTTCTGCAGGGCGGGATAAAAGGGGAAATTCCTTTTCCGCCATGACTGGAATGAATCTCTTTTTCCTTTTCCCGCAAGGCCGTCGCGTTCTATGCTTCTTTATCTCTCCCGGTTTATATTTCGCCGGAAGGTTTACTTTCAACATTTGCAAAAGCATGTATGACGTCGTAGCTCTCGGAGAATTGCTGATAGACTTCACTCCCTGCGGAATAAATGACCGGGAACTGCCCGTTTATCAGGCCAATCCGGGCGGAGCGCCCTGCAACGTCCTGTCCATGCTGTCCAGGCTCGGGCGCAAAACCTCCTTTATTGGCAAGGTGGGCCACGACATGTTCGGGAAAATGCTTCGCCGCACGCTTCAGGAAGAAGGCATCGGAGATTCAGGTCTCGTCGCATCCCGGGAAGTCAATACGACGTTGGCTTTCGTTCAGATTGACGAACACGGAGACCGTGAATTTTCCTTTTACCGTAATCCCGGCGCCGATATGAAGCTGACTGCGGGAGAAGTGGACCTTGAATTGGTGGAGCACGCGCGCGTCTTCCATTTCGGGACGATTTCCATGACGCATGATGATGTTCGGAGGGCTACCCGGCATGCCGTCAGCCATGCGCGGAAAAAAGGAGAACTCATCTCTTTTGACCCCAATCTCCGTCCGCCCCTGTGGCCTGATATGAAACTGGCCCGGGAACAAATGCTCTACGGATGCGGCGCATGCGGCATCATGAAAATAGAAATGGAGGAACTTTTCTTTCTCACCGGCTGCGCCACCATGGAAGAAGGATTGAGGATTTTGCAGAGGGAGTTCGACAATTTGCGCCTTATTCTGGTGACGGGGGGCAGAAAAGGAAGCTGGGCTGCCTATGAAAGCAAACTTATTCACCAGCCTACGTACTTGAATGTCAAGACTATTGACACAACAGGAGCCGGAGACGCCTTTTTGGGATGCTGCCTGGACCGGATTTTGGAAACCGGGCTGGAAAACCTGACGGAAGGCCAGTTGGCGGACATGCTTTTATTCGCCAATGCCGCCGCTTCCATTGTGACGACACGCAAGGGAGCCATCCGTTCCATGCCGAGCCGTGAAGAAGCCGTGGCCCTGATGGCGGAGGGTTTTTAACGGATGCCGTAAGGGCCAATCCTTTACTGATTACGTCCGGATTGTTTCCGGCAAGTAAGAGTTCGGGGGGGCCGGAAGTGGGGAAATGCCTTTCTTTTTATAGCGCATGCCCTCCCCTGTTGATAAAAAATGTGTTGCGGCTTATTTTCCCGCCGCCGGCAAACGAAAACCGCAAGAGCTGAAAACCAGCAACTTGCGGTATGAAAGAGGATGGTGCTCGGGAGGGGACTCGAACCCCTACGGTTTATCACCACTAGATCCTTAGTCTAAACAATTATATTTATTTTCAATTATATATGAATATGTCCCCCAGTTTGTCCCCCAATTCGTCTTGAAACTTTTTCTGTAAACCATTACTCTCGTTACATGAAGAGGAAGCATGCCAAAGGCCGATATGGCAGCAAAGTCAAACTCACTGAAGTGAAGAAGAAAGGCCGCCCTTCAGTCTGGCGGCTCCGCTTTGTTGACAAGGACACGGGAGAATGGAAAGAGCGCACCTTTCGCGATTACGACGAAGCCCGGGCTCTCTACGATATGTATGACAAGGGGCATATCGACGATGCCCTGGCAATATTCAATATGGTTGCAGAGGGAGAATCCGTGGTCGAAATGTTCGCTATCCGCTTGTGGAGAAAATTTGGAAAGAACAACAACCTTCTGCAACATACGCTTCAATATTTGTACCAGCATGAAGATCCGGAAGAGGTGAAGGCATTTGCATCTGATCTCCTTTCGTGGTGGAAAGATGCTCTCACGGATACCAAAGAGCAGGAAATCAAGGATTTACTCGGATCACAATTAAGCGTCATTGCTGATCATGTTGACATTACTGCCCCGAAACCACCCCCGGCGGGTATATCTCTGGATGACGCCATGGCTCAGTATCGAAAGGAGAGGCAGCTGATGTTGGATCGGGGCCAATGCCAGCCGGCCCATCATAAGAACGTCCTTCATGAACTCGATAAATGGCAGCAAGGCTGGACCAACCGGGAGTTGTCATCAATCACCGCCGCCGAAATCAATGACAAACTGGATTCGTTCCGGTATCAGGGAAAGCCCCTCTCGAATACCAGCAAATACAGGTACCGCGGTACGCTGAATGCCTTTTTTCTCTGGGCCATTCAGCACGATCTGATTCAGAAAAACCCGGTCTCCTTGACCGTCGCTCCTTCCAGGGATCACATCTCTATCGGGATTCTTACCCCGGACGAATTCCGGAAATTGCTTGAGGCGGCATTAAAAGATGACCGCCCCATGCTTTCCCGTATTGTCCTACAGGGATTGTGCGGGCTAAGACGTTCAGAGGTTGTTCAATACAAGGACAAACCGGATGGACATGACGATATCTTTGTTTCGCGTGAGATCGCGAAGGGACCCAAGGGGAAAACGAAGGATCGTTACATACCCACCTCCCCGCAAATCAAGGCATGGCTGGCCGCAGGCGAATGGGAGCCAATGACCCGGGATGACGAACTCAGATATGGCTATCGCCTGGACCAGCTGGCAGCCAAAGCCGGCATCACGATACCAAAGAATGCGTTGCGACACTCATTCGCTTCCTATCAGGCAGCTCTCCATCCCTTGCCGGATGTTGCCCGCTGGATGGGACATAGTGGAACGCAGATGACCGAATCCCACTACAGGCAGGGTGTTTCCCGTAAGGATGCTGAAGCATACCTTTCTATCATTCCCGATGCGGTTAGTTGATCTTTGCTTCAGTCATTTTAGTCAGATAAACAATACTTTTTAATCATGAAGGGGAGCATCAGGAGCCAGCTGAGGGAAAAACTATTTTCCGAGAAGGCAAAAGGAGAGGTTATCACCTCTTCCGATTTTCTTGCGTTCTGGCCCAGGACAGCAGTAGATCAAGCGCTTTCTCGCATGGCAAGGGATGGCGAGCTCAAGCGTATCCTTCCAGGTATTTATGAGATACCGGCGACCAACAAGAGATTTAATTTGCCTGTACCAACTGACCCGGAACAGGTAGCGAAAGCCTGGGCAAGGAAAAATGAAGCTCGTCTTTTACCTAATGGAATCCATGCCGCTAACGCTTTGTGGCTTTCCGACCAAATGGCCGGGCGGTACGAGTATTTGACGGATCGACCTTCTGCAACGGTTCACGTAGGTGGATGGAAACTCCGCTTCAAGAAGACATCTCCGAAACTGATGCGCCTGTCGGGGAGTATTACGGGATTGGTCGTTCAAGCGTTGCGCTCGCTGGGCAGGAAGTCGATAGATCGTGATTTTGTTGTCACTCAATTAACCAAACGGCTTTCCGATACGGAAAAGGAACAATTATCTCGTGATATGGATCTTGTTCCTGTATGGATGCGCCCCATTCTACAACAAGTCATAGCGCCCCCTGTCTCTCATGAGTGATTTCCTCAGTCTCCCATCCGAAGATCGAATATTCCTGTGCCGCCACATTGGCGAGCAGCTGGGTATCATTCCTTCTATTGTTGAAAAGGATTTCTGGGTATGCCGGGCTCTGAATATCCTTTTTCGGGAAGACTCCTTGAAGCCTTATCTATGCTTCAGAGGCGGGACGTCCCTCTCCAAAGCGTACAGGATCATACGCCGTTTCTCTGAGGATATCGATGTTGCGTTATCTCCTTGTTTCTTCGCTGAACTGGGTGAAGAAGATAAGCCGACAGCGTTTCAATCCGCCAGCCAGAGGGATGCTACATTGCGTAAGATTCGCCCCCACTACCGGAGGATGATGGAGCATGTTCTCCAGACTCTCATGGAGGAGAGGATGAAAGAAATGGGAATCAAGAATGTGCATATCGAGTTGGAAGATCTGTCCACGGCCCGTGATCCATTTGTCCTCTTAATCCATTATCCATCCTTGTTCGAACAGAATGAAAGCCTCTACATTCGTCCTTTTGTCAAAATCGAATTGAGCGGGAGAGCTCAGACGGAACCATCCGAAGCCAGGATGGTCGATTCTTACATTGGGGAAGGATTTCCGGAGTTTTCAGATTCGACTGAAGTACGAACGATTAGCCCTTTCCGAACATTCTGGGAGAAGTGTTTCATTTCCATGAGAATAATACCCGTCCGCATGAAGGATGGAATATCAAGGCCAGGCTGGCACTCCACTATTATGATGTGGCAGCCCTTATCCGAGCGGGATATGTTGATAAGGAGCTATTCTTCGATGTAAGGGACAAACGTAAGCTCTACCATTGGCAGACATGGGTCGATTACGATACATTGCTTCCCTCGGATTTGAAACTGATCCCGGATGCTCTTGAATTGCGAGAAAAATGGCAAAGGGACTACGAACAGACTTCAGCCATGCTCTTTGATGAACCGGAGCCTTTTGATTCATTGATGAGCACGATCAATGGCATCATGAATCAAGACATAGGATGAATGTCCTAATATGATTGATAAAATGTTTCCATATCCATTTTTTATCAATCATAATTGAAAAATTTATTCCCTCCGCGTCATCTATATGTGACGGCTTATTACCCGCCGTCATGTTTCCATGACTCCATTCTATGCACTCCGCCATCAGGTGAGGCGGCTGGATGAAGAACTCTGCGGCAATAGCAGGAAGTACTCGACCGGGGATGTTCTGTTCTCAGGTGAGGGGAAACGAATCGTTCTGGGAGAATCTATTGCGGAAGGCGGCGAAGGTTCCGTCTTCACTGCCCATGCCGTATCGGCATCGCCACTCGTTGCCAAGCTCTATCATCCAACGCAACGGATGCGTTGGCGTGAGCAGAAGCTTCGGCTGATGTGTTCCCGCCCCATTCGTTCCCCGTGCGTCGCATGGCCGCGTGAGATTCTGTACGACGAGCTGCGGCGTTTTGTCGGCGTACTGATGCCCCGGGCGGACGGTGTTCCGCTCGGGGCATTCGCGTTTCATGCGGAACTGCTGACGAACCAGTTCCCCTCATGGACCCGTTACGATCTGACCAGGCTATGCCTGAACCTGTCGGCATCCGTCCACACGCTGCACCGTTGCGGTGTGATCCTTGGGGATCTGCATCCCGGCAATGTGCTGGTTTCTCCCGATGGCTCCATCTGCTGGGTGGATGCCGACAGTTTTCAGGTCGAGGACTATCCCTGTTCCGTCGGCACGGAACGGTTCCGGGCACCGGAACTTAGAGGTAACTACGGAGACTTCCTCCGCACCCGCAGTCACGATGCCTACGCCCTGTCCGTCCTGCTCTTCATGACGCTGACGCTCGGCCTGTCTCCCTTCGCCCGTCAAGGGGGAGAAGGAGACATGCGGGAAGCCGCCAGGAAGGGAGTACTGCCGTACCCGTTTGCTTCGTACAAGCCTCCGGCGGGATTCTACCCGCCCGATACCCCCGGACGCTATGTCTGGTCGTATCTCCCCCGCAAGCTCCGCGATGCTCTCGGTCACAACCTCACTTGTGTCCAGCGTCGCGATTTGCGTCCACGCGCCATGCCGGGGTATCTGGCGCGTTGTTTGCAGCAATACCTCAGGGATATGGAGCCGGGAGGCGGAAGGGATCATCCCATGTACCGGGATCTTCTGTACGACCGTCCCTGTCCGCCCCACAGTCTGCTGGTACAGATGACACCCAATGTCTGTACGGACTGCGGGATTCTCTTCCGGGAGGCTCCTGACGATGTCGCACGGCGTTTACGGCAATCTCATGCTCGCCCCCTATGCAAGCTCTGCATACGACGTCGTAGCGCATTGAATCAGGCAACCCGGAATCCAACCACCAACCATTAACTTGAATAAACCATGTCTATATCATCATCGACACAACCAAACAAACAGGAACAGCTCGCCGCCATGCGCGAGTTCAGCAACAACACCAACGCCCGGCTTCCCGTTCTCTTCCTGCTGGATACCAGCAGCAGTATGAACGGTATTATCCGGGGCGACAACCAACACATCGTCCGTCAGGAATACGCTGACGGGATCAACTGGAATATCGTCACGGGAGATAACATGGTCACCCGGATGGATGAGCTCAATACTGGTCTTCAGCGGTTCGTCAGCGATATTCTCGCCGATCCTCTGGCGAAGCTGGCCGCCGATGTAGCGGTGATGACTTTCGCCCGGACGGTAGCAACAGTAAAGGAGTTCGGTCCGATCCGGGAATCTGACGCAGGTCTGAGGATCTCCACGTCACAGGAGAATGAAACGCTCCTTGGTGAAGCCGTCGAATTGGCTCTATCTGAACTCGACAGCCGCAAGCGTACCTACCGGGCACACGGGGTGGAATACTACCAGCCCTGGCTTGTCGTGATGACGGACGGGGTTCCGACCAGCGCCCGGCACCGGGAGCTGGAGGGACGATTGAAGGAACTAACGGCTGACCGCAAACTCAGTGTGTTCGTCTTCGGTATCGGCCGCGCTGATCTGTCGGAGCTTTGCAGCATCAGCCCGGGGCGCCCGCCCATGCAGGTCAATGAGCAGAAGTTCCCGGAACTGTTCGCATGGCTGAGCCGGAGTGTCCGCACGGTCAGTATGTCCATGCCGGGCGACGGGGTGTCTCTAACTCCTCTCCCGGAGGATGTGTGGCAGGTGTAGGACTGGCAACATCAGGAAGTCTTCCGAATGGAGGGGCTTTCTTTTAGCCAAGGCGGCATCGCCGGGAAAATCGTTTGGCTCAATTACAAAAAAAATCGGTTGCGATTGAAACAAACTGGAACAGTATTCCTCGCAAATCCCTCAATTGGCTCACTCCATGCGAAGCTATATGCTTTGAGTTGGAGAGAAAGCATCAGGGAATCGGTAGCCACCAGGGCATCGTTAAGGCAAACGGCTTGAATCAACGAATTGATTACCAAAATATTCCTCCCTGCACCGAACTCCAGGCCATCATCGCCAGGAGGATAAAATGTCTTCAAGTATGATCTTCTGCTCTTTAGAAAAAAGTTGCTATGAGACACGCGATGTGTTATAGGGAAAATGCTGTCAGAGTTTTGTTGCCATCAAACTCATCCTTGATGCTTTTATTTATATTTTAACCTTAACTATTCCACGGTGAACACCCAAAACTTCAATGACGACGTCAATCCCTTGACCAACCGAAGCAGCTCCAACTCGGGCGGCGCTCCGGACCCCTTCAACAAGGAAAGCGGCCCGTTTAGCGACAGCTGGGATTGGAACATCTACGTGGAACCGCTTCAGCCCGGAGAAACCGCCACGTGCCACGTGATGCTGGGCGTGGACGACAACGGCTCGCTCAAGGTTGACGGAAAGGGGGTCGAAATTCCCGGAGTAGGCAAATACCATGGCGGCACGTACCGGGAAAAAAGCGATTCTTTCTCCATTGAACCCGGATACCACAAGGTAAGCATGACGTACGAAAACGTCGCCCTGCCTCCGGACTGGAAAAACCTGGCCATCCTCGCCTATTCGGTGGAAGTCGAGGTTTCCGGTTCCGGCTCCTCATCCTCCTACGTGCCGGATGAAGACGACCCCGCACCTGTCGATACGGACGACGACGGCGAAGACACCCCGTGTGAATGCAGCAGCAGTACGTCCCCGAGCAGCAGCGACTCTCAAAGCAGCTCCAGCAACCCGTGCCCGGATAATGACAACGGTGAAGGAGAGAACGGCGAAGACCCGCAAGAGGAACCCTGCGCATGTGAAGAAAACGCGGGTGGCAGCAGCAGCGCGCCCGCCCCGGCGGTCCGCAGCGGTCGCGCCTCCATGTCGCCCTATGCCTCTTCAACGGCAGGCAAGAGCGTGGTGACGCAAACGCGCAAGGCGGAGATGATCTGGCGCACCAACTTCGGCTCCTTCCGGGGCATGACGGGCCTGCCGCAGGGATTGCTTGAAATCGTCGGGCGCACCTTTTCTTCGGAACTCTGGTCGCCGCGCGCGTTAAATTATTGGCACCCGATGACCAACGAAATCGCCTCGGCTCCGTCGACAGGGATTGGCGCGAACACGGCCTTCCAGATCCGAAGCGGCGGGACGAAGATCAACTACTACAGCTACGCATCCGGCAGCGGGGGCAGTGCGGCAAGCAGCAGCGTAGGACCCATCGCCGGGTCGGCCAAGCGGGGCGGCTCCGCCTTCTTCTCCTCCGTTGCCATGCGCGGCAGCAACGCCTCCGAGCGCTACTCCCTCAGCGTGCGCTCCAACGCGGGCCACACCGTCAGCTACTCGGCAAGCGCGGCCTCCTCTTTGAAATACGCCTCCGGCTACACCGCCAAAAACGGAGCCACCTACACCAGGGAAGACTTCGACGGCAAACTGGACATCGTGCGCGCCGCCGACGGCTCCATCCGGCAAATCTGGAACCTGTGGGACGGACTCGCCAGCATTGAAAACGTCACGGCCTCCGGCTACCGCATCGCGCTCTACCTCCCCGGACAGGTGGGAGCCAAAAACAACGTGACCGGCCTCTACCCCGTCACGGGCGAACCGTTCAAGACCTTCACGATTTCCGGGGATACGGCGACGGGCAAACTCGCCGTCACCGAACAGACTGCGGGCCGCATGCCCTACACCACCCGTTACTGGCGGGGAGCCGACGGAGCCTGGAACATGGCACAGGGGGAAGGAGAAGACGCCGTCTACACCCTGAAAGAAAAGCAGGTGATCTCTCCCGACACGTGGAAACTTGTGACCACCATCCAGCGCGGGGAACACGGCACGCCCATCTCACGCGTTTGTGAAACATACGCCGTTACCCGCAACGGCAATCTGTGCACCAGCCGCATCGAGGGCTACGGCACAGCCTACGCCCGCGAAACCACCTATGAGTACAACAGCATGGGGAAAGTGTCGAAAGAAACGGCTCCCGACGGCAGTGTGAAAACGTGGTCCTACGACCGCTTCGGGCGCGAAATCGTCTCCACCGTTCCCTGGTCCGGAGGCGGCGACAAGGCCACTTACACCACCTACCGCGACGATACCCAGGCCGACCCGGACATCCTCGCCCAGCGCGCAACCCTGACGGCCACGGCCCTCGACCTCTGGCAAACGGCCTACACCTACACGGAGGCCGACCACGTGCGGCGCGTCGAAAAGCGCACCACCGCCCTCGGAGCGGAAGGCGAAAGGCTCGAAGTGAAGGAAACCTGGCTCGGCACGGCCCCCAACGTCCACGCCCGGGGCCGCCTGAAGATGACCCAGGGCATCGACGGCGTGCAGACGCACTACGCCTACGAGCCGACCGACCAGTATGGGGCCCTCTACCGGGTCACCGCCGAAACGCGCATTACGGGGGAACCGGTGCCCGGCCACAGCACGCGGAAAGTCACCTACGTCTCCGAACAGGGCAACAACATGCGCTACGAACAGTACGCCCTGCTGACAGACGGCACGTGGGCGATGACCGACGCCTCCACCTATGAATACGACGCCGAAAACCGCTGGACGAAGCGCACCCGCACCAACGGCCGCGTTTACGAGCGAGCGATGATGTGCTGCGGCCCATTGTGGGAAAAGGACGAAGACGGCGTGATGACCACCTATAGCTACAACACCGCGCGGCAACTGGTTGAAGAAATACGCAGCGAAGTGACGGACGGCACGACCGTCGTGACGCCGGAAACCATCACCAGCTACACGCGCGACGCGCTGGGCAAAATCACAGCCCTGCGCAAAGACACCGGCCCAATGACGGTAACCGAAAGCCGCGCCTACGACCTTTTGGGCCGCCTTACCAGCGAAACCGACGTCCTGGGGCGGGAAACGACGCACGCCTACAGTGAAGACGGCCTGACGGAAACCGTCACGACTCCCACCGGGGCGACGCTCATCACCCAAAAACACCCTGACGGAACCGTGCTGCGAAGGTACGGAACCGGGCAGCGGGATGTTCAATATACCACCGAAGCCACGGAGGAAGGCGTTGTCCGAAGTATGACACTCCCCCAGGAGACGGGAGAACCAGTACTCAAAGAGCAATCCGTTACCAACGGTTGGAATCAGGTCGTACGAATCTCGCAAGCCAACGCCAACGGCGGTCTCATCCACAAAAGGCACACCTTTGACGAAAAGAACCGACTCCTCCGGCAGGAAGTGGAAGGCATGGCTCCCGGCCTCTATGAGTATGACGATTTTGGAAACCTCGTCAAAACGACGTTGAAACTGGCGGAAGCGCCCACGCCCGCCAACTCCCTCATCACCGAATACGCCTATTCCCGGGAGCAACGCGCGGACGGCGTCTACCGCATCATCACCACAACCAACTACAACAGCCAGGGAGATTCCTTTGCGCAACGTACGGCGGCGCTCCTCTCCGCCATATCTGCTTCTCTTGCACAAAAAAGCATTACCACGGATCCCCGGGGCAACGACACTGTGCAATGGACGGAATACACGGCGCCTTCCAAACGGACGGCCAAAACGCAAACGCCGACTTCATCCATCGTCGCCGAAACGGTCGTCGTGGACGGTTATGCCCTGTCCAGGAAAGACCATGCAGGTATCGTCACGACTTCCTCGCGCTCCTACACGGCAACGGGCAGGACTGAAACCCATACGGACGCCCGGGGCAATGCCACCACCGTACATTATGACATCGCCGACAGGGAAACGTCCGTCACCGATGCGGCCGGGAATACGACCACGACAGCCTATGACCCGGCCACCGCGCAACCCTCCTGTATCACCAACGCGCTAGGCAAAACGACGTGTTCCGCCTACGATCTGCGCGGACGCAAGACCGCCGAATACGGCACGGGAATCCAGCCTTCCGTATTCGCTTATGACGAGGCCGACAGGCTCGTGACTCTGACTACGTTCCGGGCAGATGAGGAAGACATCACTGCCGACCCCCGCGAACGGACGGACGGAGACGTGACGACATGGAGCTACGACGACGCTACGGGCCTGGTCACCGCAAAAACCTACGCAGACGGCCACGGTGAAAGCTACGCCTACGACAACTGGAACAGGCTGGCGGAAAAACACCAGGCCCGGACCGTCGACGAGGGGCGCGCGCCCCTGACGACGACCTATGCCTACGACCCGCAGACGGGCAGACTCGTCGCCGTCAGCCATAACGACGCCACGCCCGCCATCGGCTACACGTACAACCACCTGAACCTGCTCACGCAGATTGTGGATGACTCCGGCACGTGCACCATCGCTTACACCCCATATAATGAAACGGAATCGGAAACCACATCCGGCCTTGCAGCAAGCGCCCTCCATTTCCAGCGCGACGCTCTGGGGCGGCCATTGGGATACAATCTGAACTATGCGGCAAGCACCGCCCTGCAAACCGCCTGGAGCTATGACACCTCCGGGCGGCTCTCCACCGTCTCGTTGAACGCCGTTGCCGTGCCCTTCACTTACGGCTACAACGCGGATAACGGCCTTCTGGACACCCTGGACTACCCGAACACCCTGAAACGGTGGTATACGCGCGAAGACAAGCGCGATCTCCCGATAAAGATCGATTACCTGCGCCCCGGCAGCCAAAATTACCCGGCCAAAACGGATTATTCCTATGATGAATTGGGCCGCCCGACCACGAAGAAAGATTACTTCAACACACCCGCCCCCGACCTCACGCACGCCTATAGCTACAACGGCAGGAACGAACTCATTGCCGACGCGATGAGCCGGGGTGGAACCTACGGCTACGATTACGACAACATCGGCAACCGGAAGACGGCGCAGGAAGGAACGGATGTTCCCGCCACGGCGTACACCTCCAACCGGCTCAACCAATACACGGCCATCGCCGAAGGCACGGAAACACCCTTCGTACCGACCTACGATGCCGACGGCAACCAGACCAAACTCCAAACCTCCACCGGAGAATGGATCGTTGTTTACAACGCCCTGAACCAGGCCACGAGCTTCACACAGGGCAGCAAACGCGTTGAATGCCGGTACGACTACTTGAACAGGCGCGTCGAGAAAGCCGTCTATGATGGAGAAACCCTGATGTCGAAGAAGAGATTCATCTATGGCGAATACCTGCAAATAGCGGAACTGGATGCCATGAACACTTCGGAAACAGTGGCGCCCATTTTGAGGAAAACTTACCTGTGGGATCCGCTGGAACCGATCGCAACGCGCGTGCTGGCAATGAGCGTGTTCGATGAAGCGGGCGCCTATGAGGAAGACCTGTACTTCACGCACGACGCGCTGAAGAACACGACCGCGCTCTTCGGCATCCAGGCGGGCCGCCGCGCGCTGTACGAATATGGCCCCTATGGCCCCACCGTCAAGATGGAAGGCAACGCGGCAGAGGTGAATCCCTTCCGATTCTCCAGCGAATGCTTCGATGATGAAACGGGATTGGTTCAATATAATTTCCGATACTATAATCCGAAGGAGGGGAAGTGGATTAGCAGAGATCCCATAGGAGAAAGTAAATCCCTGAATATTTACGTCACAGCGGATAACAATCCTTTAACATATATAGATCACTTAGGTCTGTATGCTGTTCTCTGTTTTTCATATGCAGAGGGAAAAATAACTGGATTTGATCATTCAAATCCAGGTAATACTATAGAAATAGACAATGTCTTTTCTGGAAATGGTTCAGATGCAAATAATCCTAACTCTCAGCATAAATCCGATCAAGGCCCATTGCCCGAAGGTGAATATTGGATAGATGACCAATATATTCCTAAAGATCATGTTGCTGATGCGGCAAGAGGAGGGAACTATAATTGGTATAAACTATATGGTGATGATGGCAAAGGAGGTAAAAGTTACACAAATATTCCTGTGAAAGATCCGACAACTGGGCAAATAGTGAATCGAGGAGGATTCAATCTCCATACGGGAAGAGCTAGTAATGGATGTATTACCGTAACTTCAGATATAGACCAGTCCGATCCAAAATATCCACAAAGCAAGGATTATGACGATTTAAGTAACTTCATTAATAAAACAGGTAAAATACCATTCAACAATCCTAGAAAACCAACACAGAAATTTCAAGGTATCATGCTTGTCAAAAAATGTTTAAAAGATTGCGAGAAGTCTTTACAAAATTACAAACAATAAACACATGAAAATACTTGTTTTTTTATTTTTTCTAATGTTTAGTATAGTTATTCATGCCTCCCCATTAGTATCCGAATCACTGCCTGTTAACAGGATACTCATGATTGAGAAATTAGCGAAAGAAGCTCAAGTTCAACTTAATACTTACAGTCATGGAAAATCCTTTGAAGAAGAACAAACAAGGAAAACATGGTTAAAAGATCAATTAGAACCTCAGATCGAAGCAATAGTTGACGATGTGAGCAAGCCTAGTGATCTTTATATTATGGCTATTCTTCTGCAAGAAGGATATGCTGAATTTTTTACATCATTGCGTGACCAGACGATGGCGCGAGCGCTGGAGTATGTAGTAATGCGTCTCGCGCAACTAGGTACGGAAGAAGCCTACAACTATTTCATTCGGCTTAAGAAGTTTTATGGCAGGGATGGCGGAGAGGCGGTTAAATATCGCGTTCTTGAGTTTAAATATTTAAAACAATATTCGAAGGATCCCCGAGTGCTTCAGGCAAAGTCAGCCAACGACTTTATTTAGATGAGAAGATTCACGCTTTTGGGATTCTATGCTCAACAATGACGGTTCTCTACATCGTCGGCTTTCCTTCCCTCTATGGCGGGGCGGGGGCGGAGCTGTATCATCAGGTCAGGGTTTGGGAGACATTGGGGGTAACGCTCCACTTTATCCCCACCCAAAAGAACGTCCGGAAGGCCTCGCTCCATGGCGAGATGACGGAGCGCGGCCACGTGATCCACGACGCTTACGACTGGGCGGTCATTCCGGAAGACGCTCCTGTCATCAGCTTCTGCAATGAAGACTTCCTCACCGCGCTGCCCGAGATTCGCAAGAGGACGCGCCGGACCGTTTTTGTGAACTGCATGACCTGGCTCTTCGGCAAGGAAAAGGAAGCCATGAGCCGGGGAGACATCGCCCTGTTCCTCTACCAGAACGACAAGGTCAGGCAAAGCATGGTGCCCCGCCTCCGCGCCATCAACGACGATCCTGCCATCAGGTTCATCTCCTTCCGCCCGTACTTCGACTCCTCCTCCTTTCCCTACGTCGCCGACAGGGTGTCCGACTGGTTCGGAGCCGGGCATATCTCCCGGCAGGACGAAGACAAGTTCAGCAAGGATACGTGGCGCATCTACGAACACTTCGCCTCTCCCGTGCCCAAACGTGGAACTTTCCTCGGCTTCGACGCGCGCAGCGAAGCCAAAACCGGCAAGCCCCCCGACTGGGTGGAGACCTTCCACGACCAGAAATCCCTCTCTCAGCAGGAGTTCTACCGCCGCTGCCACATCGTGCTGCAACCGACGGACACGACAGAGAACTGGCCGCGCGTGGGCTTTGAAGCCATGGCGAGTGGCAGCGTCCTGATTGTCGATAAACGCGGCGGCTGGGAGCAAATGATCATCCATGGCAAAACAGGCTGGCTCTGCGAAAGCCCCGGCGACTTCATCGCCTATGCCAGCAAAATGGCATGGGAACCCCACTACCGGGAAGACATGGCCGGAGCCGCCCGGGAACGCGGTCCCGCCCTCGGCGGCATGGATGCCTCCCTTGAAAGCTGGACGGAAGTCTTCGCCGCCATCGACCGTCTCTCTCAATAACCCCCCTTCCTGGTCCAGGTAGGAAACAGGAGGTTGTCCATCAAAATAATCCCGAAAAACAAAGTGAAGGTCTTGTTTTCCGACTGTCGCTTGTGATACAAAAATGCTCAATGGGTCATCACTTGTCCGTCTTGCTTCGGAACAAGATCCATTCCCTCAACATCTCCCCCCCCAATGGCCCCATGAGCGTCCTGGCTTCACTCATTGCCTCCAGTCATGAGGCGCGGCCTGAATCCGCCGCATTCGTCTCCGCAGATGCCCCGGTACAGAGCCGTCGCCAGCCGGAGATTCCAAAGTTTTCCACACGCCTTTCCCCGCAGAAGGTGACGTGGGACAATGACCTCTTCATCCCTTCGCCGCAAACGCTGAATATCACGGTAAACAGCAGCGGGTTCGACTTCTACTCCGTCAACGGTGCGACGGTCCGAGCGGAGCCCGGCAGGCCCTCTCCCGGAGAGGTTGTGTTTGCCGCTGGTACCTCGTCCACTGTGGGCGCCTGAACAATACAATACGCTGGGGAAGGCGAACCGCTGCCGGAGAAGAAGAAGCCGTGCGACTGCTGCGGCTGCCCGACGGGAGCCACGAACGCCGATCTCGCCAGCGTGGCGATGAATCTCGCCTTCGGAACGTTTCCGAAGTGGGCGGGGAGAAAGAAGGGGAATCGAACAAACTTCATGGATCGATAACAGGACGGTTACGATTGTAGAATTATTCTTTCCTCCGCCAGATATCCATTTGATACGCTATGAAAGCGATGTTTGGCCCAGGCATTACAAGGTATCTTGCAGACAGACCTCTTCTTATCTGAAATAACACCTCCCTCACCGTCATATATACCAGACACAGGAACTTACCTGCCTGTCATTATTCACAAAAGCCGCCATGCTCCCTACCTCGGGCATGGCGGCTTTACTGTATCTACCCATCAACAAGAAAGAAACAACCACCATGGCTATCAAACTCATCGCCAACTACAGCAAACGCCTCGGACTGCCGGGATATTCCTCCCACCAGTTCGAAGTCTCCATCGAAACGGAAATCACCCACACATCCGAACTGGCTGCGGAAACGGAACGGCTCTACGGCTCCCTTCAGTCCGCCGTCGATGCTCAAATCCAACAAGTCGGATTCGTCCCAGACGAACATTACGGCTCACAGGTCACGCAAAGGCCTGCCCTTGGGGCTTCCTGCTCACAGATGATATCCACATCATCCGTGAAACAAACACCGCCTGCAAGTACTCCCGAGACCTCTATTGTAACCGTTCCCGCATGGAAGTGCTCGGAAAAGCAACAGTCGCTCATCCTGGAACTGGCCGGAAAGGCCGGGTTGGATGACACTGCCCTGAACGAACTGTCTGCCCGGAGATTCAACAAGGTCGTTGCCATGCTCAACCGCATGGAAGCCTCCGGGCTGATCGACGAACTGATGAATCGTTCAGGCTCTTCATCCAAACGTTCGGCATCAGGCAGGAACAACTACACCCGCCGTCCCGCTACGGTCTATGCCGGTAACTCCAACCCGTACTGACCATGATCGCTCCCGTAATCCGGCCAATACGTTCATCCTCCCTGCACCCGGCTATCGCATTGGTGAAGAAGTTCCCTTCGGAGGCTTCTTCTCCCCTTGCCATACGCCCGGACTACCTGTCTCCCTCCTCGGTCAAATCGTACCTGTCGTGTTCCCTGCGCTTCTTCTTCGAGAGGGTAGCGCAGATACGGAAACCGACGACGGTCGCCCTGCATGTCGGCAAGACCATCCATGCAACACTCCAGTCCTTCAACCTCGCCCGGTGGCGGGGAGAGGACAGCAGTGAGACGGCCATGGAAGAAGCCTTCTCCACTCACTTCCTGGAACTGGAGAAGGCGGAAGGCCCTGTGGACTACGCCGACGAAGAAACGAGACAGAAGATACGTTCCTGCGCATGGAACACGGTCAAGACCTACATGACTTCCGATGAGGTCGCTTCACAGATGCCCCTGGGAGTGGAAGTCGGCCTATCGGCTACCATCCCCGGCCTGCCGGTTCCCGTGCGAGGCGTCATCGACCTCGTCCAGCACGACCTGACGGCAGTGGACTACAAATCAGCTGCTGCCAAACCTGATGCCGGGCACGCCGCCTTCGATCATGAACTCCAGCTGGTCACCTACCAGATGATGATGGAAGAAGCCACGGGAGACACGCCTCCGTCGCTGGATCTGATCTACCTGGTCAAGACAAAGACGCCGCAGGTGATCCGGGTGAAGACTCCACCCGCTGACGATCAGCGCAAGCAACGCGTCGCCGACCTGTACAAAATCGCCTATGAAGGCATCACCACCGAGCGTTTCCATCCTCAACCCGGGATGCAATGTTCCTGGTGCCAGTACAGGAAGGAATGCTCCGGATGGTGCGAGCAGTAAAGGAATAGTGTCGCTTCAGAAGCCCACCGTGAGGGTTGGCTTCTTTTTATTTTACTCTTCATGAAATATGCAAGAGCATGATCCATCTATTCTCTCGAATAACATCTCTCGTATTCCCATCATATTGAATAGATTAATGACCTTGATCGTTTTCACGAGAACACGTACAATGTGAAAAATAACAAAAATCCTATATGTATATACCTTTTTTGAAAATTCCGGGCAAATACTCCGACTCCATTTTTTATTGGGACACTGATAAGCGTTTGTACACTTTCGAAAACTCTCAACACGAGATAGGTGATATCTCAAGGGAAGAGGTTGTTGATATCGTGCGAGCTGCTGAAATACCTCCGAGTGAAAGTAACGAATATACCAAAAAATACCATGTCCCTGAATCCTGTTTCGAAGGTTATTCAAAAAGATTTTACCAATTCGAAATATCAGGGAAGAAAATCTTCATCTTTGAAAACCATGCTTCAGCTATCCTTGCTTGGTTCCATCTTCAACAAGGTTCGAAATGCAACCTTATTACGTTTGACAATCATACGGATACGCTCGCTCCACTTCTGGCATATAAAAACTCTTCTTTGAAGGCAAATGAGGAAATCTTCATTAGTGAGTTGAATCACATGAGAAATAATTTGACAGAAACATTATTGAAAGGCCTTCTTACTCCGGGTTCCTATTTAAAGGGCAGAAAACGTAGTTCTTATGGAGAAACATTACATTTACGAAACGATGAGCATATAACAACATCCATTTTTTTTGAACTTATTAATAAGGCATATATTGTATCACCTAAAATGGGCGATGACTTGAGAAACAGTAAGGAGAACTATCTAGCTCAAATTTATCGTCAAATATTTTACCTTAATGGTTTGCTCAAAAAAACAGATATGGATGAAATTGAAGATATTTTCGAAAGAGAATTTCAAGATTATCAGAATAGCAATATAGGAAATGATCTGATTGAACGAGTCATGGCTGTAATACCCGAGAATGAAGACATAATATTGGATATTGACCTAGACTACTTCAAGGATATCAAGGTATTGGAAAGCAACCTTTCGAATTACCGCTCTTTTGCTCGCTTAGTTAGGAGATGCAAGGGGATCACGATCGCAACCGAACCCAACTGGGTCGCAGATAATGTTGGATGGTATAATTTGAATGTAATAGATAAAAACACAGAAACAGAAGAATCTGAATGGATATGGGGAAGATACTGGAATGCACAAGACTGCTTTGAGAAACTAATGATAATTATCCAGGCTAGTCTGGATAATAAAATATAGGGTAAAGGGGTTATACGGTTAAATAGACCTGTCTTTCGTACAGAAACAATTTATCTGAAAATCCCCCTCTCCTCGCGTCATATATTTATGAGGAAGCAGATTCTCTGCTTCCTGCCAGTGCCCGCCTCCCGGACTTGTTTCGGGAGGCGGGCTTGTTGTTGCAACAAACCAAACATCAATGCATATGAATAATCAAACATCCACACGAGAACTCTATCGCAATCGCGACAACAGCCCACTGGACAGACTTCAGATCCGGCGAGTCGCACCCTCCGTCTCCGCCGACCGCGAGGACGACAGCCGCTCGGAGAAGTACCGCTTCGTTTCCTCCGACTCTCTGCTCGACCAGATGGAAGAGGCCGGGTTCCTCGTTGTCGGAGCCCAGGAACAGCGTACCCGGAAACCTGACGGCACTCCTACACGCAAACACCTGATCCGCTTCGCCCACCGGGACGTGCTGGAACGCACCCAAGACGAACGCATCGAAGTGGTCATGATCAACAGCCATAACGGCAGCTGCTCCTACCAACTCATGGCCGGGATCTTCCGGCTGGTCTGCACCAACGGCCTGATTGTCGGGGCACGCATTGCCGCCATCAACATCCGTCACATGGGTCATACCGGAGAAGAGGTGATCGCCGCCAGTCTCCGGTTGGCCTCCGAAACACCCCGGATCATGGACAACATTCACCGCATGCAGGGAGTCGAACTCCCTTACAAGCGACAGGTGGATTTCGTTCATGATGCGGCCCGGCTGCGCCTGGGAGACGACTACGAAGACAGGATACGTCCCGAAGCTCTTCTGTCGCCCCGGCGCTGGAACGATATCGGCTTTACGGCGGGAGGTCTGGCTACCGTCTGGCAGTGCTTCAACCGGGTTCAGGAAAACCTGATCAGGGGAGGCGTTCCCTTGAAGCCACAGAAGGAAGGTGCTTATCGTCGTCGTTCCCTGCGGGCGCTCAACGGTATTGACGGCAACACGCGCCTGAACCGGGAGCTCTGGGATCTGGCCGACAGCTACTCCCTGAACAACTGACCTGAGATGCCCATGAGAAGAAAACATCATCTGCGGTTGAAGCGTATGGGACAGACTCCATCTCTGACCGGTCTGGAGCTGTCCATTCTCCTGTACCTTCACGGCGACTTCGAACGCAGTGACGAGGAGATCATGGCGGAATGCCGTGGCATCGAACAGGAAAGTATCAGGCATGCCGTTCGTGGTCTGGCCGGGCAAGAGTTCATCATCCGCACAAAGGAAGAAGAATTCCTGCTTCGTCCCGATTGTTGGCTGATTACCTATGCCGGACGGCAGGCGCTCAGGCAATGGGTGGCCGCTACCGCTCCGGCTCGTCGATCATCCCGGGCAAGGGTTAACGCATGAGGCACGGCCATGAACATGAAAGGCATCATGATCGCCCTAGTAGCACTCGTACTGCTGTGTCTGCTGGGGCCGGTCGTCGTCGGCATCCTGTCGGCTCTGGTGGCCGTGGCTCCGTATCTGCTCGCCGTGCTGTTGATCCTGGGCGTCATCGCCTTCTTCCGCAAGTAACTCTGACAGGAAAGGAATGAGATATGAAGACGATTCCCATCATCGCGCAACTGCGTTCCACGAGCGGATACGATACGGACGCTCCGTACGTATATCTGGAACTGGACGAGGAGCTACTGGCCCGGATCGAGAAGGTGGTGTCGCTTTACAGCAGCCATCAGAATGATCCTTCACTGGGGTTGAGCAAGCTGACGATTCACGGCCCGTCCATGGCGGCTCTGGCGAATCTCCCGGAACTGACGGAAGAACAGCAGAAGTCTCTGGACGAAGACGAAAGCATCCTGCTGGATTCGCCGATTCCGGAGACAGAACTGGATACACTGGAAAGCTGCATTCGGCTCTGTGGTGAAGACATCGACATCCTTGATGCCCGGTGCCTTTATGCCGTCGCCTGCAACAGGCACACACGGGACATGTATGAAGCCAATATCGGGGCCGTACTGAGACACCTACTTAACTCACACCATCATCCCGGAAAGGAGGTGTTGCCTGATGCTGACGATTGAGAAGTACAAGGGCACCCGCTTCTGGGCTGTCTTTCGAGACGGAGAGCTGTTGGCGGTAACCGTGTACAAGCGTGGAGCCGAAGCAATCGTCAGGACGCTGGAAGCCAGGGACGGATAAGGCCGCCATTCAGCAGCTCTTCTTCACCATGAAGTCGAGCTGTTTTTTAGCTGCCATACAAAGGTTCCGGTTTACGATTCCGGATTTGTTTCCCTGTGAAGCAGAGTAGAACTGGAATATGATAAGTGCCGATGTTTCCCCCGAACCGAGAACCATTCCCACAAGGACGGATACACCGTCCTTGTGGGAATGCTTCCCAGTTCGGGAGTACCATCAGTACCTGCCAACGTGTGATTTCAACGACTTCATCAAAGACCAGGCAGCCGCATCCCAGCTCTCTGCGTCCACAGGCATCCCCTACACGGACGCTCTGCGCCAGGTGAACTACCAGACCCAACAGCAGCGCCAGGCCGAGGAAGAAGCAAAGAAACAACAACTCGCCCGGCCAGCTAGCCAGCAGCTCCTCCTCGACGAGATGAACAAATACGCCAAGGCAAAACTCGGCGAAGTCCCTCGCAGCGAGATGCCCCAGGTCGGTACCTGTGACGCAGAAGAGAGCGACGACATCCCGACGGGCAAGCTGGAGTTCGTTTCCCCGGACAAGCTGAAGAAGACCCAGGAGAAGATCAACAAAACGAAAGCCAGGGGGATTGCCAACGACTGGGCCAACGCAGGCAAGGAGCCCGTTCTCATCTCCCGGGACAACTGGATTCTGGACGGCCACCATCGTGTGGAAGCGGCCAAAACCCTGGGCAAGCTTGTCCGCGTCGTCAGAGTCGACCTGCCCGGGCGCAAGGCTCTGACCAAGCTGCAAGAACTCGAAGAAGAAATGGATTCGTGATGGATGTGTGTCATTCCTGTTGACCAGGATATGCTACTTAGCTATGGTTCGCCATGAAAGGTTGTGAATGATGAAGGAACATGTTACAGGAAAGATTCTCAATGCCGAAGAGATGAGAAGTCTTCGCTTGAAGAACTCTTCTGTATGGTTATCCAAACCTGCGGGGTCGATGCTGGAGCAGTTTCGCCGGGAGAACTCATGCAGGCCGAGCATGATACCTTGTATCAGTTCGCTCGGAATACAGGAATCGGACAGACACAGGATGAGTTCAAACAGACATGTGCCAGCGGTGGATTCTGTTCGAACGGAGGAGGGAATGAACACGACGTCCTTATCCAGCCGTCAGGACGGCGCGTCCTGAAGATCACTCAGCCCGGCAATGGGTATGGAGCCAGATCCCGCTTGACGGATTATCTGGAGAACCATCTCATGGCAAACATCCTGTTCGGGGATGACATACGAGTAGAGTACATTGTGTATGGGACTCACAGGGAGGATATGCCCATGATTGTCGTATCCCAGCCTTTTATCGAAGGGACAAGGGCCAGTGAAGAGGAGATTTCATCTTTCTGGGAGTCTCTTGATTTCCGGAAGTGCAGCCGGCATTCCTTCAGGCATCCCTGCGGCACGACTATTCATGACGCCCGGCCTGATAATATCTACCGATCTCCTGACGGCTTTTTGTTTCCCATCGATGTGCAGGTATTACACGGTATGCGGTATTTGCGGTACAAGCTTCTGCAGTTGCTTGCAGGACAGGCGTGACTGCAAAACTTCCTTGGCTGGTAAGAAGAAAACGTGTGTGCATGGATGATTTTGGTGGACGCATTGAACGGTGTGCGGTACGTTGAAGTCATCACTTTTAGTGAGTAGAAAGGAGCGAGTATGGCTAAAAAGAACAAGACGATACTAGCGCAAGCTGATGACTTGATGATGTCATTGGCTTCAGCATACCTTGTTGCCAATGACCCGGTGCGTATTGATTCGCACATTACTTTGTTTAAGTTGTTGTTTTTCGCAGATCGGTATCATTTGCGGATGTATGGGAGTACTATTACCAGGGATAAGTATGTAGCTATGGAGATGGGGCCCGTGCCTTCAATGACTAAAACCTTGGTTAATACACCCAGGGAAGGGGAGACACTATACCGTTATGTGGAACGAGGCGAGAATGGGTTCCGGCTTATTCAAGATCCGGATCTGGACGAATTTTCGGATTCGGAGCTGGAGGCTTTGGATGCGGCTATAGCAGTTCATCGCCAGCATCCGACCATTGGGCAGTTGATCGATTTTTCGCATAAGTTTCCGGAGTGGAAAAAGCCTTCTGTCAAGCTGCGTGATGACAAGAAGATGGAAAAGATGGCATGGAAGGACTGGTTTACTCCAAATGTCAGTGATGATTATTGCCCTGCGGATGAAGAACGTCTGGCAGCGGCACGCAGCTACTGGAATGAGAGCGGCAGGCATGACCTTGTAAGATAAGATGGATCTTTGCCCAGGGACAGTTGTCAAAATGCAACATCGCGGGCTTACAAGTTCAAGCCCACACTATTTTGTCATTCTTCACGTTGATGAAGGCTTGGATGAGGCTGTTCTGATGTGTGTGACTACGTCGCAGATTGAGAAGGTGCGAAAGCGAGTACGCCAAATAAATGCACCAAGAGAAACTTGTGTAGATCTTTCTCCGGCAGATTGTCCGGGGTTGACAAAGGCTTGTGTGGTGGATTGTAATGAAGTGTTTTGTTCCTCTGTACGTGAGGTTCTATCTTCCCGGATAAAAATGAAGATTGGCAGGTGTACCGTTAAGAAGAGCCTGATGTCCTCAGAGAAGGTTAAAGCTCTGATTTCGGGGATTCAAGCAAGTCCCAAGATAAAAAACAAATACAAGAAGAGGCTACTCTGACGGTTTTGTCGGTATTTTATCTCATTCTCGTGAAACGTTATTGCTATTTCGTGGCAATATCGCTACACAGTGAAATACCGCCTTCCCGGGCGCTATATACACTTGAGAAAAGAGATTCTTATTATGAAAGACAAATCAATCAAACAACCTTGGCCCCGGAGTGCGAAGATCACTGTGTGGGTGCTGGGAGTATTGCTGCTGGGCTCTCTTGTGCTTACTTACATAGTACAACATATATTAGGCCAGGAGATCATAGACCTGCAAAATAGTCTTCCTATCTATTGAGTTAGGACAGTGTAATTCTCAACCCTTTGCCGTTCCTGACACGAAACGGCAAAGGGTTGATTTTCTTTTACCTGGCTCGTAAAATATAGGCATGAGATCTTCTTACTGGCAACAACTTACCAAGTCTGCCTCCACGATACACGGTTCCGGGTATGACAAGTTCATGTCTACATTCCCATGGCAGAGGGATGTAAAACCTTCCCCGAAGCCTGTTGACCCGGGATTCACTAACAGGCAAACTTCACAGGAGGCATTCAAGCAACAGAAGTCTTCTGTTCCGTATATTTCTGTTAATAAGGATGCTCAGGGAAATCCTTACCTCGATGGAGCGCAGACACAGAAGAATATCTTTGGCGGGGATGCCGACTTTCAACGAAGAGCGGAAGCCCAGCAAGCATATGCACGATGGAATCAGGCTCGCCCCGGAGGTTTGACTAAAGTACCTAATGTTCCGTCTTTGAACCATCTAGTTGTACTGAACCCAAGCGGAAAGGATGAACGGGGATTTCTCACTGCATTCAGGAATTATGGGCCTTCTGCACCCGGGAATCCCAACAGGAATGTGCCTATTGAGCAAGATACGGGCGAGCATTTTCCTGACGGTGAGCCTAGGAGCAACTACAGGTCTGACATTGACAAGATCAGAATGGAGTCTATGCGGTTCCCAACAAACGGTACTGCTTTCCCGCAACCGACACATTCCCTTCCTCCTAACGAAGCAATTAGACGAGTGCCATCATCTACGCAAGGATACGATCAATACCAAGGGCTTCATAATAATTATGAACCTGTAAATGAAAGGTACAGGATTCAAAATGTTCTTCAAGAAGAAGCAACACACGCCCAGTCTCCTACTTCTTTCTATAAGAGCATTGATAAAAACAACGATCCCAATGTCTTTGCGCCCAAAGATAGACTGGCAGGAGAGTACAATGATACAGGAGTGGAAGGAAGAAGACCTTACACACCCATCGTCCCCGGCATGCAAGGCTCCTACGACCAGTGGCCCGGGGAGTTCGTAAAGTCCAGGAAGCTCGACCAGAACGATGCTCAGGCAACGTACGGGCATCGTATCCAGAATAGCAAGGAGCTATTGGATTACCATAACATGCACAAGGTGTACGGGACAGATGATGAGTGGACCAATTCTCAGGCGAATTTGACACAACAGCAAGCTCAGGCGCTGGGGAGATTACGGGCACAGTCAGAGATGCAAAGGCAGCAGGAGTGGAGCAGACAACAGGAGGAATACAACCAGGGCAAAAGGCCTACTCCCCCGCCGCCTGTTCAACAAATGCCCTTGAAGCCGGTTCAGCCTACATACGATTTCATTGACCAGACGGATCTCATGAAGCAGGTTCGCAACAATCAGCAGCCCGGGAGAATGAACAAGGTTGCCTCTACTCTCAACTCATCGTACGATCGTCTCATGAACCCTGACCGCCTAACCAAGATTGCCGCAATCTTGCAAAAGGCAACGGACGGCCTGAAACTCTCGGATCGTCCATCAGGCAAGCGTATCCAAGCCGCCCGGGTGATGAGTACACCTACTTCTGCGGAGCTGATCCAGCAGAAGAGGGAGAGCGAGGGGGACATGCAGGCCAAGCAGGCTTCCCGGAAGGCCATGAGTGCTCCCTTCCCGGACTGA